AGCGTCAAGTACGACAATGTAATGATCGGCCTAAACGGCTCTAACCAGCTGTACCTGATCGACGGATCCATTACCAATGCAAAGCTTGTCAACAGCAGCATCACTGTAACGGCTGGTGCAGGTCTTATTACTGGCGGTACTGTATCTCTTGGAGGAACTGTAACGTTGGACGTAGGGGCCGGAACAGGCATTAGCGTCGCTGCTAACTCTGTTGGGCTTGATACTGCTAGCACCCGCAACACAGACCACGCAGGCGTTCAGATCATTGCAGGCAGCGGTCTGACTGGCGGTGGAGACATTACTGTCTCACGCACGCTGAACGTTGGGCAGGGCGAGGGTATCACTGTGAACGCTGATACGATTCAGCTAAAGAACAGCGGTAGCTTAACGAACAACTATCTATCCAAGTGGGACGATACAAATGGTCAGTTTGTAAACAGTACGATTTCTGACGATGGAACGACTGTTACGATTGGCGGCAACTTGACTGTCAACGGAACGGTAACATACATCAACTCAACGGTTGTTGAGATTGGAGACAACATCATCATCCTGAACAAGGACGAGACGGGAACGCCAACGTTAGACTCTGGATTCACGGTAAACCGTGGTACGTCTGCTGACGTGTCGTTCTTGTGGATCGAGGGCAGTGACTATTGGTCAACCATCAACCAGCCATTCCACATTGGATCTATCCCTGCTGCTGGCGGAGCGTACACTGGCAACAAGATCCTTGTGTCTGACAACGGTGTTGTAGAGTACTTGACGACTGCTGAGCTTGCTGCTGACATCCACTCTACTGTTAGTTACGCAGCAACTGGCCCAAGCACAGGTGGCACTAGCTGGGTGATTACGCACAACTTGGGGTCTCGTGATGTGATTGTCCAGGTGTACGATGCGGTCACGTACGAGACTGTTATCTGCGATGCTACAAGGACCAGCACGACTACTGTTACGCTTAATTTCTGTTCTACCGTAACTGCTAACGCACTCAGGGTTTTAGTGACGAAGATTGCCTAAATTTGTAGGCAATGAAGTATCTGAGTAAACTCACGTCTACCACCTGCAACTTGGAGGGGGTAGATGGAATATTGACTGGAAATCAAAACCTTTACGGAGCGGCCACTGGAGAAACGTGGGACTACTATGTCCGTGTGACTGACGAGGGTGGATTTATCGATAGTTTGTACGCTGCCGCAAACGGCATTGGGGACTACGGCAACTCATTCTTGACAGGCATTGTATATGCGGAGGGCGGGTTCCTTACTGGAGGCACTGTAAAGGCTCAGAACGTACTGACTCAAGGCATTGGAGCCAAGGGCTCATTCGGTCTATCTGTAGACAACACAAACGTAATTACGGCCCTCTCTAACGGCAATGTTGGTATTGGTACTACTAGTCCAAGCTACCCTCTACACGTTAAAAGCACAGAGTCTGCCCTCATACAGATTGAAGGAACAACAGCAACTAACTACACAGCTATAAGATATTTAGGAACCGGAAGGACTTGGTCTCAAGGTGTAGGAAACGGTTCTGAAACTGCCCTTGGAATTGCTAATAAGTTTTACTTGTACGATAGTAACGCAAGCGCAGTAAGATTTGTTGTAGATACATCTGGCAACGTAGGTATTGGGACGACTAGTCCATCAAACAAACTAACGGTACATCAAGGTGGAGGAGTAAGAGTAACTGGCATAACTGACGGTTCATACATTGAGTTGAGTGGAGATTTACCGGGATATGCTTCAAATCAATACCCCGTAATAAAATCTGGCGGAACTATTCACTTTGCAAACAATGGAAAATACTCTGCATACATAGAGGGTTCAAATACATATTTTGGAATCCTTGATAGCACTACTACTACAAGAGTTTTCTTAGCTACTTCTGGTAATACATACTTTACTGGAGGCAACGTAGGTATAGGTACTACTAGTCCACAAAGGATACTTGAGTTGTCTCAAGGAGAGCCTTATTTAAGATTTAATCCAACAACAGTTTCAGCACCGTATTTACTTGGAGCTGCTGACGGAAAGTTTTATTTCACACCAGAAGCTACTTATGTGGCCACAATGACTTTAAGCTCAGGCAACGTAGGTATTGGTACTGCAAGTCCAACTGGAGCTTTGCACGTTATAGGTTCAGCAGGTAGGTCTACCAAGATTTACTATGATATGTACCTGTACAACACTCTAGTGTTGACAGATGGTAACTTTAATGCGCAAAGTGGAGTTGGTGGAACTAGTGGTCATTTGTTATTGTTTTCAAATGGATTAACAGAACGTATGCGTATCACCTCAGGTGGCAACGTAGGTATAGGTACGACTAGTCCGTCTAGTATACTTCAATTAGGCCCTGGTTCATATACAGCAACTAATTCTTCATATAATACATTTAATGCTGGTGCATTTGGAGTATTGTTTAGAGACAATTACGATGCTTATTTAACATTTAACACTGTTTACGGAGCATCAGGATGGGTTAATAAATACGGTTCTGTCAAGTCGGCCGTAATAAATTTTAATGATGGTGCATTAGATATTAGTACAGGTACAGGTACAACTGCTGGAGGTGCCTCTAACCTAAGTGCTAAGTTAACAATGACGAATGCAGGCAACGTAGGCATTGGTACTACTAGTCCCGGTGGTAAACTTACGGTGGTTGGAGATGGAACTGAGTATAGCAACATAGTTTTTAGACACGGTGCGAACCAAGAGCATTTAATATACGCATCAACAAACGTTCAGTACAACCTTATAGGTTCTTCAACTCCAACTTGGATTTGGGGTCAGCAAAGTGCTTCTGAAAGAATGCGATTGAACAACACTGGATTGGGTATTGGTACTACTAGTCCTGAGTCAAAGTTGCATATTAATTCTTCTGTGTCTGACGGAATTATTGTAAGGACAACTGCAAATGTGGAGCCTTTTATTGCTCTTCAAAGAAATACCGGATCTAATGGAGTAGCTGTGTTAAGAGAGTTTGATGGTGGTAACTTATATATAGATACTGGAGCAACTGGCGCTGCCCAAAGCACAAAGATGGCAATTACCGCCGCTGGCAACGTAGGTATTGGTACTACTAGTCCTACTCAAAAATTAGAGGTTGCCGGGTATGGTTTATTCCAAAGTGGCGTTGTAGGAGCTTCTGGATTATCATTCTATGGAGACAACTCTTCAGCGACAGGAATGGTATTAACTACTGCAGGCAACGTAGGTATTGGTACTACTAGTCCTGCTCAAAAATTACACGTAGAGGGTATAGCAAGACTTGGAGGAGGTACGACTGACGGAGCACTTTATGTGTACTCTTCAAACGGAACTCTTAATTCACTCATAAGCGGACCCGGTAATACTTACTTAAATGCTACTTATGGCAACGTAGGCATCGGTACTACTAGTCCTCAAGGGCCGCTTGAAGTATACAAAGCAAATAGTGGCGGTCTTGGTGGTCATATAATACTTAATAATAATGGATTAGCAGTAGATAATGAAACTGCAATATTGTTTAACGATAGTGGAATTGGTTCTGTCGGTTCTGTCAGAGCAGCAATATCTTCTACAGTAGAAGGAAGTCCATATTACGGAAATATTAAGTTTAAAACAGGAGATGGAGCATACACGGATTTATATACCCGTATGACCATTACTGGAAACGGCAACGTCGGTATTGGTACTACTAGTCCACAGGTAGTCGGCGCTGCTTGGACTACGTTGGAAGTTCAGGGTAAATCTACTGGTGGTGGTGGTATAGTTTACACAGCTAACAATGGAGCAAGTGTAAAGTCTCATTTTTATTCTGACGGAAACGGAGGATACATTGGAACGCAAACCAATAATTATTTTGCGTTTACCAGCAATAATATAGAGCGTATGCGCATTACTAGCGATGGTAATGTCCTCATTGGCACCACAACAGACGCAGGGTATAAGTTGGATGTAAATGGTACAACAAGACTAAATGGTCAGATTTACCTTAATGATCAAGTAAACGTAACAAGTGGTTACTCCGTAAACTTTGGAACATCAAGAATACACTCCACTAGCTCTTCCTACTTTATGGGTGGCAACGTAGGTATAGGTACTACTAGTCCTGGGCAGATGCTACACTTAGCTCGTACTGGAGCCGATAATTACATCAAGATAGAAGCGGGCGGTCAGGCTGCTAATTACAGTGGTATTATGCTAACCGAAGCGGGCATCAACTGGGGATGGACATTAAGACACAATGCTGCTGATGATAATCTTTATATATCCTACCAAGATAATACGCCAACCTTTACTGATACAGTAACATTTAAAAGAAATGGCAACGTAGGTATTGGAACTGCTAGTCCTGCTGCTCCTCTACACATATACAAATCAGATACATACTCAGCTATCATATCAAGAGCAGACTGGAATGTTGCAGAAACACGATTAGGGCTAGGAGCTCAGTATGGTGTTTTGGGGTATATTTCAACTGGCATAGTTGAGACTATAAATGATACTACCTATGTTGCTTTAAACTATAAAAACGGACTAAGTACATATGCTGAAGGTCTTAGAGTTTATAATAACGGCAACGTAGGTATTGGTACTACTAGTCCAGCCTATAAGTTATCTGTCAATGAGTCAACAACAAATCCAATAGCATATTTTGGACTCGGACCAAGCAACGCATCTTCAAGAAACTCATTGATTGTACTTCAGAGTGGAACCATTCCGCAAAACGGAAGTGACACCACCGGAGAAGTTGGATTCTTGTTTAAGCACTCTTATGGCACTGGTGGAGTAAATGGAACAGCGAACGGAGGATATATAGAAAGCATCCGTGAAAGCGTATTCGGCATTACCTCTCAAGTTAATACCGCACTTGTTTTTGGCACTTCAGCTTCCAATACTGATAACGAACGTATGCGCATTACTAGTTCAGGCAACGTAGGTATAGGTACTACGAGTCCTGATTATAAGTTACACGTTGCATCTACTACTAATGCTAATATTGCAATTTCAGCAGCGTCCGGTTATCAAACAGCATTAGAGTTAAAAGGTGCAGACCAGTGGTATAGATTAATTTCACAACCTTCGGCCAATGGAAATAGATTTGACATTTACAACCAAACATTAGGTGCTTATGCTTTTTCTATTGCCGCTAATACGGATGTGTATCTTTATGGCAACGTAGGTATTGGTACTACTACTCCAAATAGAAAGTTAAGCGTAAATGGCATTGTTGGAATTTCTTCTGCTACTGCCAATACTCAACAATTAGTACTTAGCGTAGATAGTGGAGCGAGTTATATAACATCTTCTTATTTTGGTACATCTTCTTATGTGCCAATGTATTTAGAAGCGGGAGGTAATGTTAGATTAGCAATTCTCACTAACGGCAACGTAGGTATTGGTACTACAAGCCCATCGCAATTACTTCATCTTAATGCAGCAAGTGGTGCAGTTTATACTCGTGTTCAAAACAATATAAACTCACTTTATTTAGGACTAGAAAGCGGAGGTATTGCACAAGTTAGTAGTGATGTTTCATCGTTGAGGGTTATGGCTAATACCTTCACATCATTTGAAACTGCTGGTTCGGAACGCATGCGCATCACTTCCGCAGGCAACGTAGGTATTGGAACTACATCACCAAGTGATGGCAAATTACAGGTAGTTTCAAATAGTAGCAATTGGGGTATTTATGCTTGGAATCAGAGTGCTAATGGTTTAGGTCTTCATATAGAAACCAACTCTTATGGAACAGAACAGCTTTTAAGATTGTCTTCTTTATCGGGTGCAGGCGGAAGCAACACTGTAAGAATGGTAGTTAGAGCTGACGGCAACGTAGGTATTGGTACTGCTAGTCCTGCTACTAAATTAAATCTAAAAGAAGATAACACTGGTTTAGAAGGATTTATTGTTACAAACTGGAACTCTGTAAATACTATTTTAGCGGGTAGTGACCCTTCAACTGGAGGGGGCAAAATAACATTAAGAAATAATGCTGGAACCTCCAATGTTTTTATAAGCTCTTACGGAATCTCACACTTTAATGGTGGCAACGTAGGTATTGGAACAACTAGTCCTGGAGAAAAGTTAACAGTAAACGGAGCTATCGGTTATCAGTATGGTGGTACACAAACTTGGCATACTTATGCGAACAGTGCAAATAGTTGGGAGCTAGTTAGAAGTGGTATAGCTACAAGAATGATAGTCACTTCAGACGGCAACGTAGGTATTGGTACTACTAGTCCAACCGACATATTACACGTTCACAAGTCAGGTGCCAACACAAGGATGATTGTAGGTAATAATGCTGCGTACGACCAATTTATTTATTTCCAAGGGAATAATGACTGGTCAATCGGAATAGATAACTCCAACAGTAATGCATTTACCATCAGTAACTATTCTACTATCGGTACAAATGATAGATTAACGGTAACAACTGGAGGTAACGTAGGTATTGGAACTACTAGTCCGACTATATATGGAGGCAAAGGTATGGAGGTTGCATCTAGTAGTGGTCAAACAGGAATAAGGGTAAGTAATAGTGGAACTGGTAAAGTAGAAATTGGAGCTGACTCAAGTGGTGGATTCATACAAACCGCAGTTTCTGGAAATGCTTTATCATTTTACACTGGTAATGCTAATCCTCTTGTGATGAGGATGACATCCAGTGGCAACGTCCTCATCGGAACTACTACTGACAACGGCAAGAAACTACAGGTAAACGGAGATGTCTTTATCAAAGGATCTACCAGCAGCAGCGCATACGCAGACTCTATCTTCGAGGTACAGAACTCAAACGGAACATCCATCATGGACTTCCGTGGAGACGCTTACGCCTTCTTTGGTTGCGGTCAAGGTGGTGGAGCTGCATCTGGTTTTATCTTCCGATACAACGATACCTCACATGTTCAGTTCACAGGATACAACTATGGCAACGGAGCAGGGTCTTATAAGCCCATTTTGCTGGACACTGACTTAGTAGGTCGTAGCCAAGGCGTTTATGTAAACTACGGAGGCACTGGTTACTCATATCCAGCACCAATATCAGATGCTGAGTTTGCAGTGCGTGGAAGAACGGCTGATGCGACTGAAAAGGCAGCAAGACTAGACGACTCAAACGGTACAGAAATATTCTCTGTCAGAAATGATGGAGCTGTATTTACTCAAGGAAACCAAGGCTGGAACGGGACTGTCAACTTCCCGACCAATGCTCCTGGTCAACAAAACTTGCAATTTGTCAACGGCATACTTGTAAATGTATTCTAAGTATTATATTTGTAGCATGATTGAAATTCAAGATGTTGTTGTCCCAACCAAGGGGACCGGTAAGTATCTGAACGTGACTGTTCTGAACTTCCAAATTGAGCCCACCAATGGTGTTGCCTTGTATTGGCAGATCTTCTCTCAAACCACGGTCCTGAACCCAGAGACTCAAGAAGAGGAGAATCGCCCAGGAGCAATGTTGTTGGATGGTAACTTGCAGTACCCACAGGCCGACTACGAGACCTGGGGAACCGACGACTCCGTAGTGACTGATTGGGTCATGGAGCAACTAAACCTTACACCAGTAACTGAATAAAAAATATGGCTACTAAATTAAATGAAGATCAAATTGCAAAGTTCAAGGAACTAAAGCAAAAGAACGAACAGCTGAGCTTTGAGCTTGGACAAATCACTCGCCAACAATGGGCAATCGAGGCTTTGCTTGAACAAGGCAAAAAGGCTATCGAGGAGCATGTCAAGGAGGAGAATGAGTTCATGAAGTCGCTCGAAGAAGAGTATGGAACCGGTTCAGTGAATCTCGAAACATACGAGTTCACTCCTTCTGAAAAAGAAGAGAACCAGTAAGATACACTATTTTAGTTTCACACAGAAAGGCCCTCTCAAGCATTGCTCGGGAGGGCTTATCTTTGTAGGGTGAAACTACCCGTATCCTTCTCCGAATTCTCCAAGGACCCATCCAAGGCGGTGACCTACCTAATGATTTTCGCTGTCATATTTTTGTATATTCGCATGGAAAAACAAGACAACCAGGTAAATACTGGGTGCGAAGGTAGATTGACAAAGTGCGAGCAGAAACTTGAGCAGTTCTCAAGCATGCTGAAGACACAGGACTCTATCTCCTCAGCGCTCCGTGCAGAACTGACCACTTACCAAAAACTAGGTATCATCAAATAATGAAGCACATCATTCTCCTATCGACATTGGTTTTGGCCTCTACTGAGCACAATCCAAAGATCTCATCGTCCAACCCATACAAGAAGTACGACATGCAGCTTGACCACGCTCAGGCTAGCATCGAAATGACAAAGGCCGCTATCCAAGAGGCTCAGGTTATGAACGAAAAAATGATCGAAAAGACAGTAGCTAAGATGGATAGCATCAAGAGCGAAGCAGAGGCAGTTAAGGAGAAGGTAGAGTTAATGATGGTGGTTCTTGAGACCAATAATATTGAAGTTCCAAAGAATCGTGAAGAGTGGTACGAAGATTCTATTCGTACTGCCAACATGATCGAAATAAATAAAAAATGAAAGCATTCATCAAACAAATGTTCTCTTCAAAAGACGGAGACATCTCTCACAAACGCATCTTGGGGAGCATTGGATTCTTGGCATTGGTATTCACTATGATTGCCAACTCTTTCTCACCCGTAGAGGTAGCCCCTAGCCCTGAGCTGGTCAGCGCAGTTGAATACTTGGTTATGTCAACTGTATTCGGATCTGTTCTTGAAAAGTTCGCAAAGAATGGCAACTAAGAAAGATCCACGTTTGGCACGTGCCGGAGTGTCTGGTTTTAACAAACCAAAGAGAACTCCTGGTCATCCAAAGAAAAGCCATATTGTTGTTGCCAAAGAAGGAGACAAGGTAAAGACTATTCGTTTTGGACAGCAAGGTGTAAAGACTAATCAAACTGCTGGTCAGAGAGAGGCCTTCAAGTCACGCCACGCAAAGAACATCTCTAAAGGTAAGATGTCTGCTGCGTATTGGGCCGATAAGGTAAAATGGAGTCCAAGCAAAACTGCTTCTCCAAGTAAAAAATGGAAAAAAGGAAGTTAATATGAAAAAAATGATCAAAGAATACGGTGGCAAGGAGAAGTATGCTTCTAAGGCTGCTAAGATGAAACACGAGAAGTCTGAAAGCAAAAAGACCGAACGTAAGGAAAAGGCCATGATGGCCAAAAAGAAGAAGAAGTAACAAATTTTGCTATATTTGAAGTATGAAAAAAGCAAATAGCCCTGGAATTCGTAAAACTGGAATCACCAGAACAAAACAAACCCTTGAAGATGGAAGAACCATCAAAACCACACAAGCATCTGCTGGAAGAAGCCAAGTTACTAGAACAAAAGTAACTCAACCTGTTCAAGGTGGCGTTAAAAAAAGCGTTGCCACAACAGTATCTAAGCCCATGAGCCAAAGAGGTCGTGCGGCTGTTGATTATTTTGAAAGTCAAAATTTGCCAGAATGGCAAAGAGGCAAAAGCGCATACATGACTACAAAGTCAAAGAGCAAAACAAAGACTAAGGTGAAATCTAAGTCAAAGGGAAGATCATCCACTAGTTTCTAAGATTCGTAGTTTAAAATAAGTAAGATGCGATTATTTAAATGCATTCTAATCGCAATTTTGATTTCCTCCTGTTCTGCTAACTGGCACATGAAGCGTGCCGTGCAGAAGGAGCCACGCATATTGACAGAGCGAGTAATCTTTGATACCATTGTTATCAAAGAAGAGAGAGTCCTCCATGACACATTTCATACCACTGAGTATGACACCATCGTCATGGAGGATTCGTTTGTATATACCCAAGTGATACGTGAAAAGGATATCATAAAGGTATATACCAAGTGCAAGGCCGACACAGTGCGTATTACGAAGGTATTGCCTCCTCAGGTCAATTACATCGAGAAGACAAACGACTGGAAGAAGAGCCTTGATTGGCTTCTTATTATCTTCGGTTTGTTAGCCTTGACAAATTTGCTTAAATTTGTAGGCAAATGGATAAAGAATTAGAATCAAATGAGTTTGAGCAGCTCAAAGTGCTCGTAGACAAACGACACAACTTGGAGCGAGACATCGCACAGGTTGAGTTGCATAGACTAAAAAAGACGATCGAATACGAAGCGGTCATGGAAGAGTTGGGAACATTTCAGGCAAGCCTCCACTCTAAGTACGGTGACGTGAAGATCGACATGAAAACAGGACAAATAAATGACTAAGATCTCCTCATACGCTACTGTCACTCCCGTTGGGACTGACCTTCTCATTGGAACTGATACCAGTGCATCTGACGCTACCAAGAACTTTACGGTGGCATCGTTGGCTACATACGTAGGTCAAAACATTGGAAGTATGCTTAGAGCAACTCAGGTGTTGAATGCCTCAAGCACTGTGTCGCAGAATCCAAGCGGGACAAACAATCCTCTTCAGGTATCGTTTGGAGCAGCTCAAGGAACAGGGTCTGATCCTGTCATGATTGACGCAGCTGGAACGGTGACCTTCAATGAGACTGGATTGTACTTGGTCAATGGCATGGGAAATATCCACAGAGCTGGACCTAGCGGTATTGCTTTGTTGTTGTTCCGTGGCTTGGTAAATGGATCGCAGGTTGGAATCATCAAGGGATTTGAGTTGGATACTGCCGATGTAATGATGCCTTACGAGATCACAATTCCTTTCTCTGTAGCAGTTGCTGGTACTACATTTGCTTTTCAGATTATGCGTGACAGCTCTGGCGCTGATGATGGCGGCCTGATCCCTCAGGTGACTGCAGGCCCATGGGATGATATCCCATCTGCCAATATGCAGATCTGGAAGATAGGAGGATAATATGGACATTCGCAAAATTTCAATCGGAACTGACTACAAAAATGCTATGAACTATGTAAAGGGCCAATCGGTCCTTTCTGGTTCGTATACAATCAACCACATTCGTAGGACTACAGAAGGAGAGTTCCAGGTGTGGATTGAAAAAGATAAAGAGGTTTTCTTATGGAAATCATTCACGGCCAACATGCCGTGTTCAGTTGAATACAATATCGAATTTTAATATATGCAATCGCTCTACTATTTTGTAGTGGAGCCTGTTGATGGGAAAAGGTACACTAATACCAGGAACTACGGAGACAAAGAGTTTATCATTAGCACCTCGCAAGAGGACCACACCGTTACAAACAGGCTCGCAAAGGTCGTCAATGTCCCCTTCGGATATGGCGGCCCTATCGCTATTGGTGATGACGTCATTGTTCATCATAATGTTTTTCGTAAGATGTTTGATATGAGAGGAAAGGAGATAGACTCCTACTCATTCATTCGTGAAAATCTGTACTACCTTGACGACATGCAGCTCTACGCTTACCGACATCCTGGCGAGGACTGGGAGCCTGTAGGCCGTTATTGCTTCGTAGAGCCAATCAAAGAGGAGAAAGATACCATCATAGCCAAGAAGGGTGCGAACGTCGCTCTATGGGGCTCTATGGTGTATCCTAACGAAAGATTGCGTGAGCTTGGCGTAGCCAGCGGAGATGTTATATCCTTTCAGCCTGATTCTGAGTATGAGTTCAGGATTGATGACAGGATTTTGTATAGAATGTACGACTCGAATATATGTCTCAAACAAGGAAACTAAAAGAAGAGATCATCACGGCTGGTGAGCACGCTGTCAAGGAACTGATCAAGGTGGCCAAAGAACCAATCGTTACCGGTGACATTGAGAGTGACCTGTCTGCCGACAGGCTCAAGAATGCTGCTGCCGCCAAAAGATTAGCCATTATGGATGCATTTGACATCCTTCGTAGAATAGACGAGGAGCGTAACCTGCTCACGGCAGAAGACTCTGTCGTGTCCGAGTCCATTACATCAACCAAAGGCTTTGCGGAAAGACGTAGCAAGTGAACCATGGCTTATACCAAATAACGGACATCAAGCTACCCAAGCGGAAGCATTGGGACTATGGGTACGTGCCTGAGCATGACGTGGTTGTTATCTCTCGTGACGGCACCGTTGGTGAGGTGTACGAAATTAACGGACTAAAAGTGGCATTGCCAAAGGCACCCGACAAGATTGACAAGACCCACAACAAGTGGGTGCCAAAAGACTTGCCAAAAGACCTGGAGAAGGTCAAGAGCATATTCGAGTGGAACAGACGTGACAACGCCTTCAAGGCAAAGTGGGTTGACTACATCGAGCAAGAGTTCGATAGGCGTGACAACGGCCATTGGTTCATGAACAATGGTGTGCCTACTTACATTACGGGCACGCATTACATGTATCTGCAGTGGACAAAGATTGACGTAGGTCATCCTGAGTTCCGTGAGGCCAACCGAATATTCTATATATACTGGGAGGCGTGTAAGGCAGACACGAGAAGCTTTGGCATGTGCTACCTAAAGAACCGTCGTTCGGGTTTCTCGTTCATGTCTAGCGCAGAGATGGTAAACCAAGGTACAATTACCCGTGACTCTCGATTCGGCATCTTGTCAAAGACAGGTGCTGATGCCAAGAAGATGTTCACCGACAAGGTGGTGCCAATCTCTAGCAACTACCCGTTCTTCTTCAAGCCCATACAGGACGGTATGGACAAGCCAAAGACAGAGCTTGCCTACCGTGTACCAGCGTCTAAGATCACACGTAAGAACATAGACAACAAGGAGGAGGAGGACCTAGAGGGTCTTGACACCACCATAGACTGGCGCAACACAGACGACAACAGCTATGACGGTGAGAAGATGCGGATGCTGATCCACGACGAAAGTGGTAAGTGGGAGAAGCCGAACAACATCCTGAACAACTGGCGTGTAACAAAGACGTGTCTACGCTTGGGTAGTAAGGTCATCGGCAAGTGCATGATGGGTTCTACCTGTAACGCACTGGACAAGGGTGGAGACAACTTCAAGAAACTATACGAGGACTCGAACCCACGAGAGCGCAACGCCAACGGACAGACCAAGAGTGGTCTATATGCCCTATTCATACCCATGGAGTGGAATTTCGAAGGGTACTTTGACGAGTATGGATGGCCTATCCTAGAGGTTGAGCCTGGTAGCCATGTCGTCAACTCTGAAGGTAACTATATGGATATCAGCGTGGTACAGTACTGGGAGAACGAGGTCAAGTCATTGAAGAGCGACTCTGATGCACTGAATGAATTCTATCGTCAGTTCCCACGCACAGAGGCACATGCGTTCCGTGACGAGAGCAAGAACTCATTGTTCAACCTCACCAAGATATACCAACAGATAGATTATAATGATACGCTTATTAAAGAACGTGTTCTCACACGTGGCCGCTTCCATTGGCGTGATGGCAAGCAAGACACTGAAGTCATTTGGACGCCTGACCCCAGTGGTAGGTTTCTCGTTTCTTGGTTACCGGCACAACACCAACGAAACAGGGTCACAACGAGAAATGGACTAAAGTATCCAGGCAATGAGCACATTGGGTCGTTCGGGTGTGATCCGTATGATATTTCTGCTGTTACGTTTGGCCGTGGCTCTGCTGGGGCTCTTCATGGTATGACCAAGTTCCACATGGACGAAGGACCAAGCAACACGTTCTTCTTGGAGTATGTGTCAAGACCACAGACAGCTGAGATATTCTTTGAGGATATTATAATGGCCATACACTTCTATGGCATGCCGATCTTGGCGGAGAACAACAAGGCACGTCTTCTGTACTACATGAAGGAGAGAGGATACAGACCGTTCTCTATGAATAGGCCAGATCGCAAGCTGAATATGCTATCGAAGACCGAGAAGGAACTAGGTGGTATACCAAACTCATCGGAGGATGTGAAGCAGGCGCACGCCACAGCTATTGAGACATATATAGAGAAGTACGTTGGCTTTGATGCAGAGGGATCGTATCGAGAGCCTGATGAGATTGGCAACATGTACTTTTCCAGAACGTTACAGGACTGGGCACGATTTGATATAAACAATCGTACTAAATATGACGCAGCAATTAGCAGCGGATTGGCATTGATGGCAAATCAAAAGTTTATGATGGACACAAAGCCAAAGAATGAAAAGATTAGTATCAAGTTTCCAAGATATACAAATAAGGGGTATATTAGCGAGATAAGGAAATAGCCCTATCTTTGCAGAAAACAATGGCGGATCAGAAAATTATTCTTCCATACGTATCGTTCCCGAACCAACTTGCTACCGACGCTGAGAAGGCATCGGAGGAGTATGGCCTGAAGGTAGGTCAGAGCATCCAATACGAGTGGTTTAGGAATGGTGGCGGTTCATGCCGCTACTACGATCAATGGATTCAGTTTCACAAACTCCGTTTATACGCACGTGGCGAGCAGCCCGTTGGAAAGTATAAAAACGAGTTGGCTGTAGACGGGGACTTGTCCTACATGAACCTTGACTGGACGCCTGTTCCTATCATTCCAAAGTTTGTTGACATTGTTGTCAATGGAATGGCTGATAGGTTGTTTACGGTAAAGGCCTATGCCCAGGATGCCATGAGCGCAGAGAAGCGTTCACAGTATCAGGACATGGTAGAGGCCGACATGGTGGCTAAGGATTTCTTGCTGCAAGCTAAAGAAACATTTGGATTGGATGCGTTTAGTGTTCCTCCCGATGAGCTTCCAGGTAGTGATCAAGAGTTGAACCTGTACATGCAGATCAACTACAAGCCAAGCATCGAAATTGCAGAAGAAGAAGCTATACACACTTTGCTCGACAAGAACCGCTATGATGAGGTTCGCAAACGGGTTGATTATGACATTACAGTCTTGGGCCTTGGAATGGTTAAACATTCCTTCGACATGGCCAATGGTGTTAAGGTTGATTACGTTGATCCTGCTAATGTTGTATACTCATACACTGAGTCTCCTACATTTGATGACTGCTTCTACTTCGGAGAGGTCAAGACGGTCCCCATTACAGAGATTAAAAAGATCAAGCCTGATGTTACAAAGGAAGAGCTTGAGGAAATTTCGAAGATTGGCAACAGCTGGTGGGACTATTACCCTGCGATTCGGGCATATCGTGACAGCCTCTTTGATAGAGACACCGTCACGTTGCTATACTTCAGTTACAAGACTGACAAGAAATTTGTATACAAGAAGAAGTTCCTCGAGAATGGAGGAGAGAGAGTAATCCGCAAGGACGAGACCTTCAATCCCCCAGCAGAAGAGCAGGAGCGTTACGAGCGTATAGAGAAGCGTATTGACGTTTGGTATGATGGTGTGATGGTAATGGGTTCTAATCAGCTTCTTAAGTGGGAGCTGCAGAAGAACATGGTCCGCCCCAAGTCTGCCTCTCAGTACAGCATCCCAACATACATTGCTGTCGCTCCTCGTATGTACAAGGGTGTTATTGAGTCATTGGTTAGACGAATGATTCCATTCGCTGACTTGATTCAGATTACGCACTTGAAGCTGCAGCAGGTTCTTTCTAAGATTGTACCTGATGGTGTATTCATTGACGCAGATGGCCTCAACGAGGTTGATCTTGGCAACGGGGCCGCATACAATCCTGAGGACGCACTTCGTTTGTATTTCCAAACAGGTAGCGTAATTGGACGCTCATACACCCAAGACGGAGAGTTTAACAACGCACGAGTTCCCATCCAAGAGCTTAGCAAGAACAGTGGCCAAGCAAAGATTGCAAGCCTTATTGGTGCTTACAACCAATACATGCAGCAGCTTCGTGACGTGACTGGCTTGAACGAGGCCCGTGATGGCTCTATGCCTGACCCCGACTCGTTGGTTGGCCTTCAGAAGTTGGCTGCCGCAAACAGCAACACCGCTACTCGCCACATCTTGGAGGGTTCATTGACAATCACCAAGCGATTGGCCGAGGCCGTATCATGTCGTGTGGCTGACATCTTGGAGTACGCTGACTTTGCTGAAGAGTTTGCCATGCAGATTGGCAAGAACAATGTCGGTGTGCTGGACGAGATCTCTGACCTGTACTTGTACGACTTTGGTATCTTCATTGAGGTTTCTCCTGACGAAGAGCAGAAGGCACAGCTTGAGGCCAACATTCAGATGGCTTTGAGTCGTGACCAAATCTCTTTGGAGGATGCCATTGACATCCGTCAGATGAAGAACATCAAGCTGGCTAACGAGCTGCTGAAGATGAAGCGCAAGCAGAAGCAGAAGCAAGATATGGATAACGAACAGCAGAAGATGCAGATGCAGACTCAGGCTAATATCCAATCTTCTCAGGCCGCTGCTGAGTCTAAGATGCAACAGATCCAAGCTGAGTCACAGGCCAAGATGCAAATCGAGCAGGCTAAGAATCAGTTCGAGATTGAGAAGATGCAGGCCGAAGCCAACTTGAAGCTGCAGTTGATGGAGCGTGAGTTCCAAATGCAGATGCAGTTGAAAGGTGTAGAGGCTGACGCTCTGAAGACTCGAGAGCAGGACAGAGAGAAGGCTAAGGACAATCGTGTTAGCCTGCAAAATACACAACAATCAAAGCTCATTGAACAGAGGCAGAAAGATCTGCCTTCGATAAACTTCGAGTCTACTGAGGACACCTTGGATGGCTTCGATTTATCGCAATTTGAGCCTAGATAAAAATACATAACTTTGTACCAAAATTTAATCTTATGGCAGAATTAAAAATCCGTGAGGTTTCTGCTGAAGAGCCAAAGTCAGTCCAAGAGGTTGAAGAGGCACTTTTGCAGAAGCACGAAGAGGAACAAGCGGCCCTCGAGCAAACACAGGAGGAAACCCCTGTAGAAGAAACTGAAGTAAAAGAGGCAACTCTTGAACTTACAGAACAAGACGTTCTAAGTTTTATTAAGAATCGCTACAACAATGTAGAGGCAAACTCTATCGACGACATCTTGGCTTCACGTAGCCAGGACGAGTTGCCAGAGGATGTTGCTACATTCTTGAAGTACAAAAAGGAAACAGGTCGTGGGCTTGATGACTTCATGAAGTTGAATCAAGACTTCGAGAAGATGGGTCCAGACCAATTGTTGGCTTCTTACATCAAGGAAACAAACCCAACGTTTGATGACGAAGATGTAATGATGGAGTTGGAGAACTACAAGTACGATGAGGACTTGGACGACGACAAGACCATTAAGAAGCAGAAGCTGGCAATGAAGAGAGAGCTTGCAAAAGCCAAGGAGTATTTTGAGAAGCAGAAGGAGCAATACAAGGTGCCATTAGAGTCTAAGGCAACCTCAGTTCCAACAGCGGATCAAGAAGGCTACGAGGCTTACAAGAAATATAACCAAGAGCTCACGCAGATGCAACAAGAGCAGATGAAGCGTTCAGAGTTTTTCCTGCAGAAAACCAATGAGGTGTTCAACGACAAGTTCGAAGGTTTCGACTTTACAATCGGAGAATCAACCTACAAGTTTAAACCAGGAGAGGCAGAGAAGGTAAAGGCTTCTCAATCTGACATTAACAACTTTATTTCCAAGTTCGTTGACGAAAATGGATATGTGAAAGATGCAGCTGCGTATCACAAGGCAATGTCTGCCGCTTTGAATGCCGATGCTTTGGCAAGGTTCTTCTACGAGAAGGGCAAGGCCGAGGCAGTTGAAGACATGAGCAAGGAGAGCAAGAACGTCCAAATGGGTGTTCGTCAATCGTCTCAACCTGCAACAAACTTCAGTGGCCTAAAGGTGTCAGCGTTGGACGGTGATTCGGGCAACGGGTTAAGAATAAAGATAAAACAATAACAATAACTTTTTAAAAACACACAAAAATGGCTGTATTAAGCGTACCTGGGTTTGATTTGACCCCTAGTTCCGTGAAGGCTGCATTGCCCACGAACTACATTACTAACTTTGACTTCTTGAACCAGTATCTTCCTGATACTTACGAGAAGGAATTCGAGCGTTATGGAAACCGTTCCATCGCTTCTTTCTTGCGCATGGTAGGTGCAGAAATGCCCTCCAACTCTGACTTGATCAAATGGGCTGAGCAAGGCCGTTTGCACACTCAGTACACTGGTGTATCTACTACTGGTGCCGTTTCTTCCGGTACTCAAACTTTCGACATCGGAACTGGAACTTGTGTTTTCCGTGTAGGTCAAACCGTTATCTTGTCTTCTGCTGCTGGCGCTAAGGTTCAAAAGGGTATCATTACCGCTTTGCCCGCTGCTGATCAGTTCACAGTTGCTTTCTACGGCGCTACCTCTCCTGGTTTCACTAGCCCCACCACTGACATCGTTGCTTTCGTTTATGGTTCTGAATTCAAAAAAGGATCAAACGGTATGCAAGGTTCTTTGGAGGCTGAAGATTCAATCTTCGAAAACAGCCCCATCATCATCAAGGACAAGTATGCTGTTAGCGGTTCTGACATGGCTCAGATCGGCTGGGTAGAAGTAACTACCGAGAACGGTGCTACTGGTTACTTGTGGTACTTGAAGAGTGAGCACGAGACTCGTTTGCGTTTCGAAGACTACTTGGAAATGTCTATGGTTGAAGGTGTTCCTGCTGAAACTGGTTCTGGCGCTGTAGCCGTAACTGGTGACGTTGGAAACAAGGGTACCGAAGGTATGTTTTATACCATCGAAAACCGTGGTAACGTTTGGGGCGGTGGCTATCCCACTACTTTGAGCGACTTTGATGCCATCATCCAGCGTTTGGACAAGCAAGGTTCTATCCAAGAGAACGCTTTGTTCGTAAACCGTGAGTTCAGCTTCTCTATCGACGACATGTTGGCTGCTCAAAACAGCTACGGTGCTGGTGGAACTAGCTACGGTTTGTTCAACAACAGCGAGCAAATGGCTTTGAACTTGGGCTTCACTGGCTTCAAGCGTGGTTATGAGTTCTACAAGACCGATTGGAAGTATTTGAACGATCCCACCTTGCGTGGTGGCGTTACTGCTGACAACGTAAATGGTGTATTGGTTCCTGCTGGTTCTACCACTGTTTATGACATGGTTTTGGGTAAGAACGCTAAGCGTCCTTTCTTGCACGTTCGTTACCGTGCCTCTGAGGCCGAGAATCGTCGTTACAAGACTTGGATGACTGGTTCTGCTGGCGGTGCTGCTACTAGCGACTTGGACGCAATGGAAGTTCACTTCTTGTCTGAGCGTGCTTTGTGCACCATGGGTGCTAACAACTTCTTCATCTTCCAAGACTAAGATAGTCGTTAGACAGACAATAAGAAGAGGGGTAGAAATACCCCTCTTTTTTTTGTCATATATTTGCAGTGTAAAATTTAATATTATGGAATTTAAAGATCGAATTTATGCACTGAAGGGGCGCAGTACCCCTCTGTCATTCACGCTGGCTTCTCGCCACACACAGAAATCACCACTTCTTTATTTTGACGAAAAGACCGGAATGAACCGTGCTTTGCGTTATGCACGAAATCAAAAGTCGCCATTCATGGATGAGCAAGACGAGCATGCTGTCGTTGAGCCCATCGTATTTGAGGATGGCATCTTGAAGGTAGACAAGAAGAACACAATGCTTAATAAATTCTTGGAGTTGCATCCAAAGAATGGTATCGTGTTTGAAGAGGTTGATGTTGAGCGTGATGCGCAAAAAGAACTTGATGACATCAATTACGAAATTGAAGCATTGATTGCTGCCAAGTCTTTGCCAATTGAAAAGATGGAAGCCATCTGCCGTGTTGCATTGGGCTTGAACGTCGAGAAGATGTCATCTTCAGAATTGAAGCGTGACGTATTGATTTATGCAAAAGGAAATCCAAAAGACTTTTTGGAAATGCTGGATGACCCCGACATGGACTTGGACGACCATGCGTACCAATTTGTAAATGCAGGCCTGATTTCCGTTCGCAGAAACGGTGACTTGTGGTTTAGTTTGCCCGATAACAAGAAGAAAATCTGTTCCACACCATACGGTCAGGACCCTATGGATGTATTGGCCGCATGGCTGATGACAGACGAAGGTATCGAGGCTACTAAGACATTGTCAGCAATGTTGTAAGCCAGACCTCTACAGTAAAGGGCCATCCGACCTCGGGTGGCCTTTTTTTGTTATCTTTGTGCAAATGATCAACGAGGTCAGAAACACTGTGATGGCAGTCTTGAACAAGGACAACAACGGGTACGTAACACCCGAAGAGTTCAACTTGTTCGCCAAGCAAGCGCAGCTTGAGATCTTCGAGGATTACTTCTTCCGTTATCGCAATGCCGTAACAATGATGAATAGCCGTACTTCAAACAGCGGCTACTCTGATTTGCTGAAGCAGACAGGAGAGGTAATTGACTCGTTCTCTGAGTCTGCTACATTGGTATTGGACAGCGGGAGCAGCTTTAAGCTTCCAGCCAATTATTACTCTATCAACCAGGTTGTCTACAACGGAAAAGAGGTAGAGCCTGTTACGCAATATAAAATCTTGAATCTGCTTTCGTCTAACCTGACTGCGCCAACTACAGGCTACCCAGCCTATATACAGCGTGATCGTGCTGCTGACGGAAGTGATTTGATTACTGTATACCCAACAACAATCACAAGCGGAGTGGATGCATTCTATGTGCGCTACCCACTAGATCCAAAGTGGACGTATACTCAGATTGGTGGTAATCCATTGTTCAACCAGTCAGCTGTTGACTATCAGGACTTTGAGTTGCCTTTGTCAAACTTCAACGACATTGTCCTTCGCATATTGCAGTACGCTGGTGTCAACATTCGTGAATACGAGGTTGCTCAGTTTGCAAAGCAAGAAGAGATGACGAATAAACAACAAGGAGAATAATGGCCTACATTAGTAATTATCAATACTACACAAACAGCGGAGTAGCGCCTACTGATCAGAATTGGGGCGAGTACCAATATGTCAGCCTCTCCGATGTCGTCAACAACTTCATGATGATGTATGTTGGAGATGACAAGTTGGTCAACAACGTGAATCGTTACAATGTCTTGTTCCATGCTAAGCGTGGTATCCAAGAGATTAACTACGACGCACTGAAGAATACCAAGGTTGTCGAGATTGAAGTCGGAGATGACCTTCAGATGATCCTACCTCCAGACTACGTGAATTACATCCGTGTGTCTGTCCAGAACAGCGGTGTACTGTATCCCCTTCACGAGAATACCAAAATCAACTACGCCACTGCGTACTTGCAAGACAACGACCTGAACGTGTTGTTTGACCAAGACGGCAACGTACTGACTGGAACATCTGACTTGGACGCACAGCGCATCATGGGGAACCCTCAGGCTCTCTATAGCGGAACGGGTCCATACGCTGGCCAGTACGGCTGGTACGTTGACGGTGACTGGTACTTCGGTTACGCAGTTGGTGGATACTTTGGTTTGAACACTGAGACCGCAAACGCAAACCCAAGCTTCCGTGTGAACAAGGCAGCTGGTGTCATCAACTTCAGCTCAGGCGTAGCCAACCAACTGATCGTGCTAGAATACGTGTCAGACGGAATGGAGAACGGAGATGATGATAGTGTAAAGATCCACAAGTTTGCAGAAGAGTTTTTATACTCTTACATGAAGTGGGCTTTACTGAACAATAAATTTGGTATTCAAGAGTACGTGGTCAACCGAGCAAAGAAGGAGAAGACCGCAAACTTGCGCAACGCCAAGATTAGACTTAGCAATTTACACCCTGGCCGACTCTTGATGAACCTGAGAGGACAGGATAAGTGGATTAAATAAATATGAAGATAACCAAGAGTTTCGTTGCTGGGATCATGAATAAGGATCTCGATGAGCGTTTGATACCCGACGGCCAGTACGTTGATGCTATGAACATTCAGATTGGCTCATCAGAGGCCACGAATGTTGGTGCTGTCGAGAACGAATATGGCAACAGCGCACTGACCTCATTTACGCACACCAATGCAAAGACCATTGGTGCTATTGCCGTGGAAGAGACAGGCTGCATCTATTGGTTCGTGGCTTCCGATAGCGGGAACTACGTGTATGAATACAATCAGAACACAGGCAACACAGTGATGGTTTTGGGTGATACACGCCCTGGAGCCAACAATGTATTGAACTTTAGAAAAGACTTCCTGATTACAGGGGTAAATTACATAAACAATTTCTTGTGCTGGACGGATGATTATAATCCTCCACGCAAGGTCAACGTACAACGTGCTAAGGCATACGGCTTGAATGGCTTCTATGAGGAAGACATCAACGTCATTGTAAAGCCACCATTGAATGCACCCACTGTTGCAGCTGCCAACGACCCAGATCGCAACAGCAACAACATGGAGGGCAAGTTCTTGTACTTCTCCTATCGTTTTAAGTATCAGGACGGAGAATACAGCGCATTGTCTCCTTTCTCTCGTGTGGCTTTTGAACCTGGTTTCTTTGCTGTAAACGCTACTAGTGGCGTAAACGAGGCAATGAAGAATGCCAACAATGCATACAACATTACGTTTGAGACAGGTGGAGAGAATGTAGAGGCCATTCAATTGGTCTTCCGTGACACCGCCAATACTAACGTAAACATTATTGAGACACTGGACAAAGAGGAGATGAAGTACGACGACAACTCTACTGCAACCTTCTTATTCTCAAACAGCAAGCTATACGCCCCTTTGACGTCAGACCAAGTTACACGCTTGTTCGATAACGTGCCATTGAAGGCAAAGGCTCAAGAGCTAATCGGAAACCGATTGGCGTATGGCAACTACGTACAGTTCTATGACATTGCGGACTGTGATGGAGTTGATATTGACGCTAGCTATACCGTTACTTTGAAGTCGTCAACCTATGACGATCTTGGCTTTTCAGAGGGAGACCCCACACCAAGCTTTAAGTCAAACAGAGACTATGAGATTGGCGTAGTGTACTTGGACGACTATGGTCGCATGACCACGGTACAGACATCGCCTGAGAACACTGTCTTCGTTGGAGCTGATGCATCTGACAAAAAGAACGAGCTATTTGTAAACATCTACAACGAGGCCCCTTGCTTTGCCACTAAATACCGCTTGGTATTGAAGCAAGCTAAGGGTGACTACTACAACATCTTCCCGACATTCTTCGTAGACGATGGCGAGTACAAGTACTTCAAGATCAACCAATCTGACGTAGACAAGGTTCAGATCAACAAGTACATCACTTTTAAAACAGATGCAAATGGTGTCAATGCTACCGGATCAGAGTATAAGGTTATTGACCTAAAGTACTATAGCACAGGCGACATCTCAAAGGAGGAGCCTGCTATCCCTGGTGTTTACATTAAGGTATCCATTGATGATGACGTTTCGATATCTCAAACAGCAATTCAAAAGACCAAATACAAAGGACTTGGAGCAAACTCAACTCTAGGAAAAGGCCTGTGTAATTCCGATTCAATTCACCCATATATAGATATAACCGTAAAACAACCACAGGGTGGAGGAGTCATGGAAAATCCAATATACTACGGTACAAATCCAAACGCTTCTAATCTGTTTGTAGCGTCTGATTCAAATAAGTATAGAAGTAATAATGATCAAAGATATACATTCAAGATAACATCTGTAAACGGAGGTGTTGTTAAGTTTAATTATTACGGATTTGAGCAAACAACTCCTATATTACAAACAGATCAAACTATTGTTCCAAATACAGATATTGATATATTATACGAACAAAATAGCACTACTGTAGTTGGAAAGGTAATGTTTACCAGTACAGGAGGATTATCTGTAGGTGATTCTTGGATTCTTAATTGTAGGGCATATACAAATAATGCTAGAAACTACTTTGGCTTACCATTCGCATTTGATAGAGACAAGAGGCTTGGTGGATTTGCTATTATACCAGCGACCAATCCAATATATCCAGGTGCTCAAATAACTTTTAAAATATCCGAGACAAGAAACGTACAAGATCAACCACTTCAAACCTTTACATCTTCCAAGTATTATGAGAATATGGAGGAATGGTTTATACAAGATGGTATATACAAGAAATTTGTTATGATTTCTGGGCCAGAGGTTGGAGATGCCCCAAATTCCAATAAAGGGGCTAGGAGCATTACGTTTAGACGAGGAAGAGATTTTTATAACGTAAATGTTGGTGGCCAATTAATAAATCAAGTTGCACGTCAAACAAACGAATCAGATGTTGCGAATAGCGACTTGTTTATGTTTATACAGGGTTATGCTGATTCATCTAAAAGTAGTGGGTGTGAAAGAAACATAATTACTGTAAACGTAGAAATATCTCAGCTCACTGAGCCAATAATTATAGAGACAGTCCCATCTGAATCTGATGCTGATATTTACCACGAGTTATCTGACACGTATGATATTGTAGATGGCTTGCATGAGGCAAATGAGCAGAACCAAAGCCGTATATCTCCAAGCACTACCCAAAAGCCAGCTATTGTTAAGATCAACGACTTTAACTGCTTTACGTTTGGTAATGGGTGTGAGAGCTATCGTATTCGTGACGACTTTAATGCTTACACGATGAAGTACAGCATTCGTGCTGCATCTACATCTGAGAACTACCAACAAGAGCGTGTCAAGAATGGCCTTACGTATAGTGGCGTATATCAAGTTACTTCTGGGCTAAACAAGCTTAACGAGTTTAACTTGTCTAACGCAAACTTCAAGTATCTAGACCAAGACTTCGGTAGCGTACAGAAGCTTTACTCACGTGACACAGATGTTATTGTCTTCCAAGAGAACAAGGTATCTAAGGTTTTGTATGAGAAAAACTTGCTGAGCGATGCTGTAGGAGGGGGGACTGTGGCTTCAATACCACAGGTGCTTGGAACTCAGATTGCATACAGCGGCGAGTATGGCATCTCTAACAACCCTGAGAGCTTTGCTCAGTGGGGCAATAACTTGTTCTTCACTGACGAGCGCAGAGGTGCTGCATTGAGACTTGGCCAAGACGGCATGTTTGAGATCTCTTCTCAAGGTATGCGTGATTGGTTCCGTGACTTATTCATTGCCGATGGCTCTACCCAAAAGATTGGAGCTTATGACCCATACCACGGCCACTACGTGTTGACATCTACCGAGACCAATGCTGTGGCTTGTGATTTTGACATTTCTCGCAATAAGTTGTTTGTTGGAGAGACAGGATCTTCTGAGTATCTGTTTACTATCCGAAGCAATAGCGCATGGACGATCACTTACTCTGCTGCTTGGCTTACCAATGTAACACTTAGTGGAAGCGGTAACCAAGATATATATGGAACTCTTGCTCAGAACAATAGCGGAGCAGTTAGGTCTGTAGTGGTTTCTATTGAGGGATGTTCAGGCACTGAATCATTTACTCTTCAACAAGGCCCATCTACTAAAAAGAAGCGTGTTGTGGTTGTAGTTAACAATCCTCAGGACTTCACTAAGGTAGCTACTCAATTGTACAACATGCCAAGCACAGGTGGCCTAGGCGTTGAGTTTGTTGACACGGTTCTTCAGAACAATCCAGTGTCATTGTTTGATACATATACTGGATACTCTGGCGACACTCAACTACCGATACCAGGTGAAACTGTTACGATGCGTGCGTATGATGAAACGGTTGGAGTAAACGGAGGGATTGCAAAACCATTCAATCCTGCTCTAGGTAATAAATTGTACTACTTGGTATCTGATACCGAGTATACCATTCCAGATTATCAAGATCTGATTGCAGCATCTACAGAAATCACGCCATCATTGGTGTCTGGTAACTATGACGCAACATTCTCATATTTGAATCCAAGCGATGATCAGTACTTGTATATGATCTGGGATTATCGCAACGGGTCTGGATGTGGTGACACGATATCTTACACAGGATCAGAAAATCAAAACATCTACGAGGTAGAGGTTGGAAGTGATACCGGTGTCGTTGATGTGCCTTATAGCGTAACAACTGGTAACGTCAGGATACAGCTGAACTACAATGGCTCACTAGTTGCTGACTCGGGTTCTGTTAGTGGAAGTGGAACATTGACTTTTATTAAGCGCAACACATCTCCTACAGTAGTTTCTGTGATTGTAACAAATGACAATATTGGAGGAGGCGCTATAGCATATAGCTTCACAGTTGAGTGTCCAGTATTGCAGCCAATTGAGATTGACCCTACTAACGGGGATTCTTCAAATGTTTGCTCTCAGAGTTCTTATGGTACTTATTATGTAGATAGCGAGAGCGGGGCTGTTGAGCTTGGCGCAAGATTATACACTGACTCTACCGGATCAACACCATTCAATGGTGGTGACGCTTATCACTTGGTTGGTCCAACTGGAGATGATTATGCATTGATTGATACGAATGGCTTTGTCGTGGCATTTGGGTCATGTATATGCAACGAAACAAGCGCTCCTGATGTGAACCAAGGAGACATGTTTTACGATGCAGGATCTAATGTGTATATTGAGTTATCTGCCACAAACAATCCAACATCTTGGGACTTGGTTACTACTTGTGCAAACTTTGCCCTTGTTGGTGGATCTAGCGGAGGTGTATTTAGCGGAGTTGATTGCTTGACTGGGCTAATCAATAATGTATCGGTTGGTATCGGAGAGACGAAGTATGGATGCTTTGAAGAAACAAGCATAGTTCAGTTATCTGGATATGGAGCTACATATTCAATGCTTGGGCCTTGTGATCAATACGCTTTGCCAGGAGGATTATTCTTGGACGCATCCAATGGGGTTATTTCAGGAACACCAGAATCTGCTGGCACATGGGACGTCACGGTCAATGCGACCAACTGCTTTGGAACAAGTTCTGATGCTACGTTTAGGATTCAGATTGGTGGAGATGAGATAAGCTTGACACCAATAGGAATTGACACCACTAATGGACAAACAACATCGAGCAACGCTTGTGGTTTGACTCCTACGTTTGATGTGTTGTACCATGATGGATACTATACATTCCCGATTGTAGGGGACCAAGTATGGGAGGCTTCAAACAGAGTATCTGCGTTTAACGGCAATGACTTGTGGTACATCATGAACAACAACCAAACGATTCAAGTTGGATCTGATGGAACTGTTAATGGACTAGAGAACTGCTCTACTGTTTCATTCCCGTCTGTGAACTTGGCGTATGAAGCTGACGGACCACAGGCGTGTACCGCTTCATCTTACACTACCCATTACTACAGCGGAACGTGGGGAGTAAGTGGATCCTTGTACACGGATGCAGCCGGAACAACACTAGCCCCATATGGATGGTACAAGCGCCAAGATGAGCCCTACTATTCTACTGAATGGAGCGGAACGGCTTGGACTTTGAATCAGTATGCTTGTCCGTAAATTTGTAAATAATGTCTTTATATACACTAACATACTCCCCACAAGCAGACGGCTGGACGTCGTTTCACTCCTATCACCCTGATTGGATGATTGGTATGTCCAGCCGCTTCTATACGTTTAAGAACGGCAATCTTTACATCCATAATGACCAAGCGGCAACAAAGAACACGTTTTATGGATCGTTCACTCCGTCTGAGCTTACAATGGTGTTTAACCAAGACCCCTTGAGCGCCAAGATGTTCAAGACATTGGAGCAAGAGACCAACTATCCTTGGGAGACATTCATTACTACAGATATGTCAACCGGTTACATGGAAGACAATTACTTCCAGCTAAAGGAAGGCGACTACTTCACGTATATCCGTAGAGAGGAAAACCAAACGAACTTGGACTTGCTTTCTGCACAGGGAATTGGAGCATTGCAATCTATAGTCGGAACCACGTTGAACTTTAGTTTTACACTTACACAATCTATAAGTGCACGCACTGAATATCTGTCAACGAATACATACGATTCTATATACTACAAGGACACGGCAACGGATCAAGCAGTATTCGTTGGGTATGTAGACACAAAGACTCCAACATCATTGACGTTGGTATCTGTGGTAAATACACCATCACCTGGAGATTTTATCTTGTACATTAAGAACAGCCAAGCCGAGTCATTTGGCGCTCGTGGATACTACATGCAGGTTCGTATGGTAAACAACTATACCGAAGATATCGAGCTCTTCTCTGTTTCTTCTGAAGTGTTCAAGAGTTACCCGTAATATATAGTATCTTTGCAATATGGCGCTACCATTAGTAATTCCAATAGCTACCACACTTATCGGCTCTGGCCTAAGCGTAGGTCAAGCAATTGGTGCATCAAAAAAACGCAAAGAAGCAGAGGCCGCTGCGGATGCTGCTGCTGCTCGCTTGAAGGCGATGCGATATGAGGACACCATGGCTGGTCTTCAAGTCCCAATGATGGGATTTGAGCAGGCTGCTCAAAAGCAAGCACAGCGTGAAGCGATGCAGATTCAGGCACTACAGGAGGCCGGCGGTGCAGCTGTTCTTGGCGGAACACCAGGCCTTGCCGCAATGGGAGCCGAAGAAGATTTGGCTCGTATGGCTCAAGTTAACGAAATGGAATATGCTCGTAACCTTGAGCGTGCACGTAACCAACAGGCTATCTCGGACGCAAACCTTGCACTTCAGGCTAACATTGAAGGCATGGAACTTGGTGGAGCACAGCAAGCTGCTGCTCAAGCCGAGTCAGATAAGCGTGCTGCATTAAGTAGCGCTGCTCAAACAGTTGCACAGGCTGGCATTGACATTTATGGATTGAGTGCATTATATCCTCAAGTCGAAGGCGAATTAGGCATTGCCCCAGAAGGAACACGCACTATTACAGATCAAAAAACAGGGCTTCAATCATCCGTAGCTCCAAACTACGCTCCGCCTACAGCAAAGGCAGCAACACCGCCAAATATATATGGATTGCAGGCAAATCCTAATCCTAATGCACCAATGTTGAGGCAACCAAATATATATGGATTGCAGGCAAATTACAATGCTCCACCATTGAGAACTTTACCAACAAACGTTGAGCTTTTGTCTCAAATGCCTCCATCAATGGGGGGGTCAAATATAAACGCACGTAATTACTTCTCGCCGTTCACTTCACCATTTGAACAATATACTACATTCTAAATGGCAACATTTGCAAAATACGTAGCACCACAGGTCCAGCGAACAGACTGGGGAGCCATTACTCGTGGCTTGTCAGCTGGGTTGCAGGAGGTGTACAATGATCGTGAGCAGCAGAAGGCTGATCTCGACAAGCTCGAGATGGACGCCGCTGCTGAGGTCAACAATACCGAGATGGGTAAATCTCAGACATTCAATGAGTTTACCCTTAAAGGCATCAACACAACTAAAGAGTACATGGCTTCTCAGAATAAACTTCTGAAGCAAGGCCTAATTACTCCAGCTCAGTACAAGCTGAATATCCTTCGTGCCCAAGAGGGATGGCAGACATTTGCGAATAACGCAGAGACATTTAACAAAGACTACGCGGACTTCTTGGATCGCCTTGACAAAGGAGAGGCGTCTTCATTGGAGGAGTTTGCCCGTGAGAACTACTTGTCTCTTACAGATCTTACCAATAAGCAGATCTACGTAAACCCTGTTGACGGTAATGTATACATCGCTAAGGTTGATCCAAAGACGGGTCAAGTCATGACAGATGGCTTGATGGATGTTAAGACAGTCAACAACGCCTTGAACCAAAAGATCACAAAGCTAAACCTTGCCGCAGCCGTAAACGACTACGTGAAAGTATACGGACAGTACGGTGGGAAGGACCCACTTACCGGAAAGTATGTCTTATCTGGAATCGATCTAAATAAGAAGGACGAGATCTTGAATACTACCACTGACGCTATCCTTGCAAACAGCAAGGCCGTTGCGTCTGTGCTTCTTGACAATACCAAGGGGTATAGAGCTGTTAGTCCTGAGACCTACGCTTCATTGAGTCCTGAGGAGAAGAGAAAGGCCGTGGTCGTTAAGCCAAACGCACAGGGAGTGTTCACGCCTCAGATCACTGACGAACTCATGGCTGACGCCAGACAAATCGTTAAGGATGCTATCATGGCTCAGGTGGACTACAAGGAGGAGGCTCCTTTGACCGCAGCTCAGAAAGCAAGCCTTGCTTTGCAAAGAGAAAGCTTGAACTTGCAAAGACAAGCTCTTAACGAAAAGAAAGCACAAGGGTACTTGTCTGGACAAACCAAACAAGAGTTGGTTAACCAGAGGGTCAGGAATATTAATGACTTCTTGGCAAATCCTACGGATCCAAAAGGAGCGTTCCAGTATGTTAAAGGCGCTAGTATCCCAAATATGGGCACATTGACATCTGTATCACAAAATGATGATGGGACGTATAATGTAATATTCTCACAGTCAACAACTACTGGCGGCGCTTCTGGAACTGCAACTGCCCCAATGACATATACAAGGGAACAGCTAAGATCTCTTTACAACCAAGCCGCAAACATATTGGCCACTGACGACGAGTTTAAGATATCAATGGACCTCATCCAGGGCATGTTGGGCACAAAGCCTTTAGCCTTGCCACAAACAGGGGCATTCCCAACATCAACTGGAGGAATGAGTCTTGGTAACACTGGTTTTGGTTTTGAATCTACAGGACCTGCGGCCATGGGCAGAACGCCTGGTCTTTTAGATAACATTGGATTCGGCGACTAATATTGCGTATATTTGCAGAAGTCTCAAGGACTTCTAGCAATGCCAAGAATAGACGAACTCTACAACGCCCTTAATAAACAAGGTCTTTACACAAAGAGTCTTGATGATTTCAAGACACAATTCTCAACTCCAGAAGCTATCAATCAGCTTCACTTTGCGTTGAAGCAGGAAGGCCTTTATACAAAGCCGTTATCTGATTTCAACAATCAGTTCTTCTCTGATCAATTAAAAAAAAAAGAAGAGGCATTGCCTTCAATGCCTTCGGCAGAAGGTGGTTTATTGGATATTACTCTAACGCCACAGGATCAGCCTTTGGTCTCCTTTGGCGAAGTAATGCCTAGTGAGACAGAGCAGAGTCCAATCTTCCAGCAGTACCAAGAACAGAAAGCTCAACGCCCACAAGGGCTTGAGTATGGTCTTCCTGAGCAGAAGCCAGCTACTCCATTTGTACAAGAGACAAAGAAGGGTTTGTTTGGCGAGGAGTTGCCAGTACAAGCTCAGCCAACCGTTCCCCAAAAACCACTTGAGGTTGTTCAGTCCTTGCTTCCTTACAACTTTGAGGATCTGACAGAAGCTGAAAAAATTACGGCATTAACGCAGGCTTCTAATTCTCCTGAAGTCCTTAAATCTATACAGACAGATATAGAGTCAGAAAGAAAAAAGATAGCTGAAGAGATAGAGGCAGAAAAAGCTAGAATAGCCGCTGAAGAAGCTAAGAACGTTAGTGACCTTGAGAAGCTAACAAGAGCCGGTATTGCATCTGGGAAGCTTGCCAATAAAATAGCGTATCTGGAGACACTTCCAACCGCTCCGACTTCTAGCGACTTCTTTGAGATCGCTTCGTTGATGAAGGAGATACAAGAGAACACAGTTGAAGATGAAGGCGGAACAATTGGCTTCTTCAAGCATCTCCCTGGTGTTGTTTATCAGTCACTTGTATCCATGGCTACCGCTGCACCAACAGGTGCTGCTGGAGCTGCAGCAGGTGGAGTTGCTGGATCGGTAGCTGGACCAGGAGGGATGATCGCTGGTTTGATATCTGGATTTGGAGGTGGTAGTTCGCTTGCATTGGAGTATTCGTCATCATTGATGAGCTCATTGCAAGAAGCAGGCGTAAACGTCACTAGCGCACGAGAGTTGTCAGATGCGTTCAATAGCCCAGAAAAAATGTCAATGGCACGTGAGTATGCATTAAAGCGTGGTATACCTGTTGCTGTTTTTGATGCCATTAGTGGTGGTATCGCTGGCAAGTTCTTCAAGCCAGTTGCTGGAGCAACCGCAAAGCAAGTGATGAACGCAGCGTTAAAAGAGACAGGACTTCAATCTGGACTTGGAGGACTTGGTGAATTATCCGCTCAGCTCATTGCCGATGGCGAGGTAAACATGCGTGACGTTCTGTATGAGATGGTGGCAGAGCCAGTAACATCTATACCAGAAATTGCAGCTGGAAGAATGAGCTCAAACACAAAGTCTCTTATTGCTAAAGAGGTAGCAACTCCTCAGCAAAAAGATGCTTTATCAAGTATAGACACCAAACTAAGAGAAGTAAACAACGCTCAAATATCAACAACAGACGAAACAACAAAGTCTGTACTTGGAGATGTAGCAACAAAGCTTGAAGAAGAAAAAAGAGCCGTGTTGTCAGAGATCGAAAAGAACTTTGACTTCATGACTGACGAAGAGGCCGCTAATGTTCTTAGTGCTTCTCGTGAAATAAAAACATTACAGGACAAAGCCGAGCAGGTTCGGAATAATCCTGAAATGACTGACGATCAGAAAAAACTAGTCCTGTCTGAGTTAAAAAGACAGGCTGAAACATTTGATAACCAACGAAAGGAGATAATACAAAATGCCGTTCAAAAGCAAGCAACAAGTGAAGTTCCTGTTCAGCCAGAAGCCAGAGTTGGCGAAGAAGTGGCGCAAGGAGCACCCGAAGCAAAACCTGAAGTCGTTACCGAAGAAGGTGTCCAAGAAGAAGTAACTCCAGAGACATACGTCCAAGAGTTAGAACGTACCAAGAGATCTGATCCGGCCCAATATTGGACAGTGGATGCAGTTGATCTTGAAGCCGCAAAGGACGGAACCATTGTTTCTGTTGATGGTGGATATGGAGTGGTATCAAAAGAAGGGGACATCAAGGGCGTATTCAAGACTCCTGAAACAACACGCAAAGGCGTTGCTGATGACATCTTGAAAAAGGCTGTTGAGGCAGGAGGAATAAAGCTCGATAACTTCGACAACTACCTTACTCCTATATATAAGAGAAACGGATTCAAGATTGTGTCTAGGCTGCCGTTTTCTGAGGAGGCTGCTCCAAGAGATTGGACAAAATCCCAGGGCACGCCTGATGTAGTTGCTATGGTATATGATCCAGAAAACAAGCTAAACATCGAAGAGAAAACATTTGATGACTACGACGAGGCTATGGCCTATCGTGATTCTTATGTTGAGCAGGCAAAGCAAGTATACCAGGCTGCAGCACCAGTAGATCAAGCTACAGTTGGGCAGACCATCCAGAACACAGCCCAGTCACTTCAAGTGGCTTTCCCTGAGGTTGAGTTTATTGTTGGAGACAACCTAGAAGACACCCGTGCACGCATTGTAGAGGCTCTCACGCCACGTGTAGGCATGGAGAAGGCCCAAGAGGTAGCCAACGACTTTAAAGACGTTCGTGGGCAGGCTCTGTTCGCAGGAGAGAGACCAGTTGCCATTGTCGTTGACAAGGCCGCTGCTAACACCCGCACGGCAGGACACGAGGCCTGGGAGGTTATGCTAAACGATGCGTTCGGTAAAAACCCTGAAAAGTTTGCCGAGTTCCGTAACAGCATTGATCGTCAGCTTCGATTGGCTGGATATAATGATATAGCTACAGAGCTTCAAAAGTTCTCAGAACAATATGCCAAGGAAGGTAATGAAGTCGTGTTCCGTGAGTACATGGCCGAGTTTGGTGGCATGCTGGTAGAGGGTGGTTTCGATATTCAGAACCTGACACCACAGCAAAAGTCACTGCTACAGAAGATCAAAGACATCATCAATGACTTCGCTATGCAGCTTACTGGCAAGGAGGTGTTCTTGAAAGATGCTACTGCAGAGAACATCATCGACTTCATGAGCACGATCTCTCAGAAGGTCGCCAAAGGAGAGACTATTGAGGAGTTCTTTGAAACAAAAGACACAACAGAAATAGAAAATACAGATACTGTTTTCAAAAATAGAAGCCAAAAGATTGGTGACTTTGATATATATTATTTCGAGGACGAAGCAGAGTTCCAAAAGCTCGTAGACGATGGTCTTGTCGTTCAAAACGCATCGATAGACGAGGCGGCTGGAGAGCCAGTCGCAGTTCACCAGCCAGACAATCTTTTTGTAGGCAATCTCAGCTACAAAGGCAAAAAGATAATAGATGGCAATGGCGGCGTATACTATGTTTTAAAGTTTGGAAACGTATGGGCCTCTGGGGCAAAGTCATCGGCTAGTGGCCTAGTGAAGCTAATAAACGAATCTAGAGCAAAGTCTTCCGATAAAAAAGCCAGACTTGTTCTTGTAAGGGGCTCTCAGGACAAAATGATTAGCTCTGTACAAGGCGTTAAAGCAGCAATGCAGATTCTTGAAGAGCTTGTGTTTAGTGGTTTGATTTCTACATCTGACTTCAGAGCCGCTTTAAAAGCAGCAGGGAAGAAGTACAACATTGACTTCGCTGGAACATCATCTGCTTCATCAATTAAGGCAGACATCGAAAATAAGTTCATGAATGTATCCGACTCTACCTTTGAGAAACGTGGTACATTCTTTAGCGATTTAGTAGATGAACTTGGCAAACTTGAGTCCCCAAAGAAAAACATCAAGGAAATACAAAAAGCCATTGGTGCTAAGAAGAATATTCGATTCACAAAACAAGGGATACGTGAGCAGCTTGGAACGATCATGACAGAACGATTGCTTCTTGGTCTTCCCAGTAGCCATGCGTATGCGATGATCGAAGTAGACGAGGATGTTACATTCAAGGAAGACAAGGAACACCCTAGCTATCCATATGCTATTGTAACTAAAAGTGGCAAACCTCCTGTGCTAAAGATATTTGGGTACAGGCCAAAGGCCGTTGAGGCTATTCGTAGAATTGACGGGTCTCCAGCATCTAATGCTCAGTTGGGATTAGCTCAACGTGGAATGGGGCTTGGCCGTGTTGCTACAGAGGCCAAAATAACCGCTCGTGCTCAGAAGATCAACTACAAGGACCTCCCTGGCTATGATCGCATGCGCAACGAGGTTGATGGTATCATTGAAAAAGCAACAAAGCGTGGAGCCACAAAAGCCCGTATAGCAGAAGACGTGATTAACTACGTTCAGAATAGTGCCGTATACGAAAGAGCCAATGACTCTCAGCGTGAGCAGATGATCCGTGACCTTAAGAAGGAACTTGGGCAGCGAGTAAAGTCTGCCCCAAAGGCAGAGAGACTGCTTGGCACTATTAAAGATGCCAAGAAAGTTACTGTCGACGAAATGATGGCATTGAAAGAAAAAATCAAGGCCGAAGCAAAAGCAGCTAAAGATGCTGTGGCATTTATCAACGGTATCAGAGCTCGCATAGCCGAAGAAATAAAGGCTATGGAAAAGTCCGGTGTATTGTCAGCCAAGCAAGTACAGACAATCATCAACAAGGCCAGCAAGGTAAATCTCACTAGGCCTGATGCTGTCAACAACTTTGTTGACTACATGGAGAAGGTGTTTAAAAATGCCGAGTATGGAGAGAAGTTGTCACAGTCAAACACGCTACAAAAAAGCATCAAGAACCTTTCTAAGTCAGATAAGGTAGCTGCAGGAACAAAGGCAGTGGCCAAGCAGTTTGCCCAAATAGAGCCACGACGTGTTAGCAACATCGAAGAATATCTAGAGTACGCCTCCGCCCTTTATAACGCCATGAAACCAACCACTGGTCGTGTGACAGAGGAAGGCGCAAAGGTTTCGTTCAAGAGCGCTGTTGAGTATGACAAAGTACAGGATTACGCCAACGAAGAAATCAAGCGTCAAGAAAAGCAAAAGGTCGATGAGATACTGGCACGCAACGAGGACCTTGTAATGGCCGGTGTCCTTACCGAGGACATGAATATCGATGAGATCAAAAAGATCATCGATGCCATCAACTCAGAAGATCCAAAAACCCTTCCTCCAGCAGAGAAGGAGAAGATGATTCGTGACTACGTCAAGAAAGCATTTGGATACTACAGAACCATTGCACTGTCAATGATACAGCGTGGTGTTGATCCATTCACAGGAGAAGAGATAGAGCTCACTGAATCACAGAAAAAGCTTGCTAGAAGGTTCCTTGAGGTTGACATTGACATGATGCCACTTAAAGAAGCATATGCAGCTGTAGAGGCCATCGACAACTTTATAGTAAATAAGGTTACAGATGGAATGGCAGCAACTATTGCTGACTATGTTGGGCAAGTAAACGCAAATAACTTAGCTAAAGAAGGGTACCGTGGAAAGCCATTGCGCCTGTTCTATTCAAAGAACGTTGGACGTGCATGGGCCGAGCAAATCGAACAGCTTGACCTGATGGTTCAAAGGATGTTTGGCGGTGTAAACAGGGCACTTGCATTTATGCGTGCATCTGGAGCTAATGCATTCAAGGTAGGAAAGACAACCACACAGGTCCAACTAAACAACACACTCAACAAGTACGCTGCAAAGTTTGGCGAGGTAAAAGGGTTTAGAGATCTTGAGAATGTTATGGAGCGTGGGGTATTGGCTTTTGTTTCAAGAAGCGTAAACGAAAACTCAACAAAACAACAGAACGAGTTCGAGAGACGAAAAGCCCTGGTAGAGGAGACGCTTGCGTACATGAAGACAGGCACAGAGAAAGAGCAGTCTCAGGCGGTAGAGTTAGAAAAAGTATACAACAATATACTTAAAGGATCTAACTCAATCGACCAGGTAGAGGCCAAAGTGAAAGACTTTAACAAAGATGCTGTTAAGTTCTGGGTTGATGAGTGGTCTAGCAAGTACGATGAGCTACAGGACTTGTCAAGAAACGTATACAACGTTGTTCTTGGAAGTGACATCAACTACACTCCTGATAGATTCAAGCGTGTATCAGGAAAAGATGTGGCTGAGGCACAGTGGGGAGAAAGCATGTTTGCTAATTCAAACGACTACTTTGACACCAAAGAAGCAGGTGTGTTGATGGAAAACAAGCGTATTCAAACACTTGGTAAGCGCCCATCACGTATCGTAAGCTTCGACTTTGACGTAAATATGTCAAACTCAATGTACGACGCATTGATGGACATCAATACCGCAGAGGCCACACGACAGATGAAGTCATTCTTTAACTCAGAGGGATTTGAAAAAATTGTCCCAACCAAAGAAGATCGTGACCTTATGGTTGATAGAATGAAGAAGTTCGTCATTCGTTCAAAGCGCAAAGACTATGTCAGCCAGGATCAGCTCAGTGGAGTATTCAAAGCTATGAACACTATCGCTGGTCTAGGTGCGGGACGTGCTCTTGGTGGTATCCTCCAGGCTCCAAAGCAGACCATTGGTGTTGCGTTTAACACCATGATCAACTCAGGTGGACGCCTATCTGTTGTTGACGCCATACAGGCTAACCAATTCATCAACGACTCTGGTTATGCTATCGCCCTTCGTGGTATCGCATCAAATGCCGACATTCAAAGCATCAATAAGATTCTTGAAAAGGCAAGTCAAACAAAAGGCGATGCTGCGCTTAGGTTGCTTAATAAGGCTAGCGAGATGTGGCTTAATACATTCCTTGTTAAACCTGACGTTTGGATTGCTCGTACGTCTTGGATATCCTACTACAAGCAACAGCTTGACAAGATGGGTTACGATACTAGCAACGTGGATTGGAGCAGCCACAAACTAAACAAAGAGGCTGCGGACTATGCTCAGGCAATGCTAGACAGACAGCAAAACTATTCTGATTCTGATCTTGCTGGAGAATTCTTTGCGTCAAAGGAGCCATTGAAAATGTTCTTGAGAAAAACCTTCTTCCCATTCATGACGTTTGTAATGAACCAAAAGTCTCGCATGTATGCAGACTTGTCAATCATTGGGAACAAGGATGCATCCACACAAGAAAAAATCAACGCTGGAAAATCATTGACAGGTATGGCTATAGAACTTGCTGTTTATAGTGGAATGTCTATGTTTTTTTCAAGTATGTTATCAAACCTTACAGATTACTTGTGGGGAGAAGAGGAGAGCGAGGAACAGAAGAAGAAACGAATGAAAGGATCTATGCAGTACTACGCAAAGAACATTGTTTCTGACATACTATCTCCCATTCCCGTAACTAACGAGCCAGTAAGGATAGCCTTTAATATGGCTCTTGAAAAAATAGGCATAGACAAAGACACGTTTGAGTTGCCAAGAAACTTCGAAAAAGCTGGTGTATTCAAGGACTTGGGCATGAATGCTATTGCAGCAGAGAAATTACTGGCAGCTTATGACAAAATCCAAATGGCAGCCACAGGGAAGTTCATGGCTAAAGATTTTTTTGGTAACGACGTTGAAAAGCAAGTCGACGAAGAAACAAGAGAAAAAATGATGTATGTTGCCATTGCAGACTTTATGTATGCTCTTGGATTTGCTCCATCAGAAATTGGCACTATAGCAAATAAAGCGACAAAAAAAGCTCAGAAAAGGGGGAAGAAAGTGAGAGAGCCAGGAGCAACACCAAGCGGATTTATACAAGGAGAGATAATCGAAGCTAAATAAAAAAGGGCCCTTCGGGGCCCTCTTCGTTAGAATATGTGGGTAAGCCTTGCGACCTGCCCGTGGTTTTTAGAGTGTATGAATCCCTCGATGGCCTTCGGATTGTGTGCGTAGCCATTTCTGTGATGCCAGCTGTCCGTGCCTGATGGAGAGCGCAGGCTTTCGACAGTAACTCCAATAAAGTCCTTAGACGTCTTGTGGTGCACGTGGTGCGTGTACACGTACCGGTGCTTGGTATCAGACCAATCAACCGAAGCCTCCTGGGCCATCAGCAATGGAAGATCTTGAGCCTTTGCTCCATCACCATGTGTGGTTCCGATTAAGTTGTTATGGTACCTGTAGTACTTGCGATGTGCGATGCCACAATCAAATGTAATGTTCTCGCAGTTGTGGAACCAACTCTGAATCACATCAGCCAAGAAGAAACCATTGGTATAGTCATGGTTTGATGGGTTGAAACAGAAGTGCACAGGCGCTGTCTCCATGAGCAACTCAAGCACGTGCACGTATAGCTTCTTGGCAATCAAGAAGTTATCGTACCACATACCATCTGTATCCTGTGGCGTACCACTTGTAGTGGTCCTGCGCGGAGTGTCAATGTGCAGGATATCGTTTCCTGCAACGAACAAGATCTGGTCTATTTTGAATCCTGACGCTTTCTCCAGGATGCCGTGGACACCTTCGATGACACGAGCCACAGCTGTTTGTGAATCGTAATCTTCGCCAGTCTCAAAAGCGCTGGCCAGTTTCCCGATGTGTACATCCGCCGGATCAACGACAAGCAGGTGACCGTTGGTTTGCTTGGGGTATTGTATTCTTTCATATTTGTAGGCGTGTGATTTCATGTCTGAGATGACATCTTCTTTGATGTCCTCCCATGACGTTACATTAGACCCCTTGACATTGATCGAGTAGTGCTTCCCTTTGTACCAGTAGTGCGATACATTCTCCATTGGAAGACCAACCTCTTTGCATTCCTCCTCAAGGCCTTTGTGCTTTTGTTTGTTGATGTACTTTGAGATTGCCTTGCGTAGATTCTCTACGCTGCCATCCAAGCCATGCTTCTCCTTGATTGCCCTAGCAATCTCGGCTTTTGTTCCGAAGCCACTCTCAAACATCTCAAGTGCTTCTTTTTTGTAATTTGACATAATTGGTTTGTTAAATTGTGAGTTCGCTGTTGTGATCAGAGCGTATCTGTCTGATTATCTCCAGCATTTTTTCGCATATGGACACGACTTCTTTATCTTCTCCGTCGGCCATAGCCTCGTATAGATCAATAGACAGACCATGTAGGCTATCCATTAACTCATTGATATAGTGTATTTTATCTTTCATAACCGTTTAGCGAAAGGGGCCTGCTTCCGCAGACCCCGTCACTACCACATTATCAAACCATTTGAACCTAATCGTCAAACAACTGAACAAATATAGCATAGATCGCTATGTTACGATTAACATGTTATACACATTACTGCACCTCACAGGCGCCACCAGCGCACGCTGCTTCGCCCATAAGGTTGGTGTTGTCCTGGCCCTCCCTTACGTCACGCAAGTCAATGTCGTGAAGCGTAGTCATCATCTGGTCGTACACCTCTTTGGTGGTTGACTCAAATGGCGTCTGAACGTAGGTGCCAAGGTCCTTCGGCAAAAACGAAAGGCCGTTGTAATAATCCTTGTTGTTCCACAGCCACTCTCCCACTTCTTCCCACTCACTATCATCAATAGTGACTGTAGCAGAAATGTTGTGGGTGTTGTCCCCTGTCTTGTGCCCTGGCTTGATCCAGTCGATAGAGAACTTCTTGATACGCTCCAAGAAGCTAATCGCTGTTTCTTCGTTACGCAACACCGAACCCTCGGGAGCACACTGAGGAATTGAAATCACAGCCTGCTCTGTTGGCTTGAAGAAGTCGTCCTCAATAATTTCAGGGGCGTACTCAGACAAGTACTTATACAATGGCTCCTCCTTGCCAACACGGACACGACGGATATAGTACTGGTCATGCCAAGCATGAATACCGCTTGAGGTTCCAAGCACGATTGATGACGTACCGCTTGGCTTTACGCAAGTAATACGAGCTGCGTCATTGATATTGATATCGCTAGACACCTGCTTGTTGACAGCCTTAGCCACGTCAACCGCCTCTTCCAAGTTCAGACCATTGACAGCATTGGATGCGATGCCGGTCATTCCAATGCCCAACAAGGCATCTTCTTCCGTTGTACGCTGCCATACTGGGCGCAAGTAATGAAAGTCCGTATAAGACGCTTGGAGCGTCCCAATTACAGCTGCAGCCCCCACACGTTGGTTGAGGTCGAGTTGGTCCTCTACGTCGCTTGCATTGACCTCTACGAGGTTACAAAACTGGAAAGGCTTGAGCCCAATCTCGCAGCATGGGTTTGTACCCCAGTCTTTGTTGTGAGTAAAGTAGAAACCTGGCTCTCCACTGTTGCTTAGCTCAACCTTCTTCCACAAATCCATGAAGTACTCGTGGCTGATTCTGTCTCGCTCCAAAACAACGCTGTTGTTTGCACGTCCACGCTGTGGGTTTAGCTCCCACCAATTGCCAAACTTGCAGGTCAGCATCTCGTCGTCGGTGCTGTCAAACAGACTAATCATTGCGCTGCGACGGATACCGCCAGCCAACACGGAGTCAGCGATGTGGCACATAATGTCGTGGCACTCAAGAGATGTCAATGACGTGCCGTCTTTCTTGTTCTCAAGGATGCCCTTGATCTTGCCCAACGCTACACGCAATGGCCCAGGACCCGGGGCTACGCCACCGCTGGTCTTCAATGGTTCGCCTTGTGCACGGATAGAGCGATAGTCAAACACAGGCTCAGCACTAGACAAACCGAAGTAGGCCTTCATCAATGCCTTTACAGCGTCAGCCCAACCCATTACGTCATCGCTGATCAAGAACTTGCGCTGCTTGGTTGGCTTTGAGATGCGTGGCAAACGCTCAACGTGGTGACGCTGAACAGAGTAACCAACACCACAGCCAGACAGCAGTAAAAAGAATGCCTCAGAGAACGCACGATAGTCGTCAATGGGCAAGTAGGAGCAGTTAAACAAACGAGCGTTGTTCACCTCGATGGCAGTGCCACCAAACTGCAATGAACGCATGGATGGAAGAATCTTCTTGTCGTACACCAACTTATATGCGTCCTCGATCTGATCCTTCATGTGAGGGAACTTGCGGATGTGCATGTTCTTGTTGCGTGTGACGATCTCCTCCCAGGTCTCACGTCGTCCGATTAAATTGTTGTAGCGTGCGTACTTGGAGTACACAATGATGTCTGATAGTATTTTTTGTGAGATATTCATGGTTTATATATTTCTACGTTGAATCCGTTGTCTCTCAGTTCTTTGATTCGATACTCCTGAAGGGCAGAGAGCCTCCCTTTAGCAGCCTTAATTTCAGAGAATAGAATCCCCTTCTCTGGATGCAGAGCAATCAGATCAGGGATCCCGTTCTTGTTAGTCTTGATTAGTTTGATGACGTAGTAGCCCTCTGCCTCGAGTTCTTTTATTCTCTTGGCTTGGATCTGCTGTTCTGTCATAGGGGGAACAAATTTAGCAAATCTCTTTTGAAATGCTGGAGCGTGTAGTCCTTCTTTTTATTCACAGTTTGGTAGATTTTTTCCTCAATACCTCCCTTAGCAAAGACCCAGTAAACTTTGTTAAACTTCCTGTCCTTAGTCGTCATCCTATCCCTTGCCTGCCAATAACTTGTGGCACTGAAGTCGATGTTGTAGAAGACCAAGTACTCGGCATTTCGTAAAGATATACCTTCACGTCCACTCACTATTTGTAAAGCTATGACCTTACAGTCAGTGTTGTCAAACGTTGCAATGTCCTGCGTCACGTTCTCCTTTCCGAACACTTTCTTGATGGCCTCAAACTCTGCCTTGAACTTGTAGAAGATGCCGATCTTCTTTCCGTCAAACTTGTTGGCAATAGCCTCGGCCTTGCTCGTGTCAGTGACCATAGAGTTGCCAGACTCGAAGATGATCGTCCCGCTAAACAACTGATGAAGCTTCTGCATGAGCTTAGCACCGGTGTCAGCAACAACTACCTCGTCCTTTCCTGTCAGCACTAGGTCCTTCTTCAGCGTCCTACACATGTTATACGTTGAGTCGTTCATGCTTACATACATCACCTCTTCCTCGATCTCTCCGATGAACCCTGCCTCCTTCTGCGTATAGCTGATGGTGTATGGCTTCATTGCGTCAATGATCGACGGCCTGCCCATGGTGTAGTCTTTGACCATGCCATGGCCCAGGTATCGCTGCATAACATTCACATGCTTATCAGCAAATCGATAGAAGTTTCTATACTCAGCGAAAGGATTGTTCGGGTGAACAAACACCTGGTGGTACATCTGAGAGAACGACTCAGGCGTTGGTGTCCCAGACATGAAGATGACCTTAGATCTGTTCTTAGCAACCAACTCCTTAACCTGCTTTGATCGCTTGCTTGGCTTTGGAAAAGCCCCCATGGTATGAGCCTCATCACATACGATCACGTCCCACTTCACATCAGGAAGCTTGTGGATGCTCTCGTAGTTCATGATGAACAAAACAAACGAAGGGCACAGCATATTGCAGTCGTCAGCGATCGAGCTCATGGCCTTCTTCTTTGTCAAGAACAACACGTTGTCTGCCTTGACCCTATCACATATTGACAATGACGTCAATGTCTTTCCTGTACGAACCTCCATGGATAGATACAACATACCACGAGAGGCGAGGACAGCCGCCCCTTGCGAAGCGATGTCCTCTTGATAATCTCTAAGTTTCATAAATTAAAATTCAATATCACCATCCGACTCGACCTCTTCATCAGGGGTCTTGATCATTATGGTTTTACCTCTTGCGTTTCTGCTCTCCAACGGATCGTTGCCAAATACAAATCGAGTGTAGGCCGTCAGCCACCTCGACATCTGACGTGTAGAGATAGCGTACTTTCCACGACCACCAAAGTCAGGGTACTCGGTAGTAAATGAGTTCATCAGATCCGCTACGTTCAAATACGTGTTGTACTTGAACCTAGTACCAAGCTCGTCCTTGCACCAGTCTGCAAACTCTTTGCATGTCTCCGCATGGAACTTGCGCTCCTTCAAGTTGACAAAGTCACTCTTGACCAGACCATGCTCAAGGTACATCTGAAGACACCCTATCATGTAGTTGTCAAACTTACACCACTCGTCCTCGTCCCAGTCACTGAACAGCATACGACCAAACTCTTCGAATGGTGTATAGTCCTTTGAATAGAACTTCTTGAACTCCAGCTCCCACTTCCTCCTCTCGAATGAGTTGCCGGATCCCTTGATGGCGTAGTTCGTTGTGATGACAATCTTCGGTGACCTTTCAAATGGTATCTTAATTGCGTCCTTATTCTTCTTCTCAAGCGTTATCCCCTCCGTTACGATAGAGAACAGCCTCTCGAAGTCAAAGTGCTTTCTAACGTCATCAAACGTCAGCACCTGAGTATCTGCCGATACCAATTGGTATGCGAACGATCGCTCGAAATTGAACGCCTTGCCATCAATGGTCACCATCTTCTTCATCTTGCCGATGGCGTTGACGAAGATGCCCTTACCGGTTCCACCTTCAGGCTGGTCAGATATCACCTCGTCATTGATGATCACGGCAGGGGAGTATGACAAACGCTTGTGTCCGTGCAGTAGGTACCCAATGGTACTCTCAATGGACCCTACACGCTCACCATCCTTTCCGCTGATGTTCTGTATGAACTGCTTGAAGTCACACTTCGTGCTGTTGCACACCTCGAAGTCACGATCAATCACCTGATCCTTCCACACAAAACCATTAAGGTCTAGGTAGTCGATGATCCGTACGTCGTCCTTCTTTATCTGAACGGCACAGTTTCTAAAGTACAGGTATGATATGTCTGCCGTGTCTTGCATGAAGTACACGTCAACAGGAGACAACAGCTTCAGGTAGTCCTCCTTGAAGTACTTGGTCTTGTCAGCGAAGTGATTGTACACCGACATGTCACCAAGCTTCTCTAGGTAGCTCAGTACAAAGTCCTTGATGATATCTTCCGAAGTACTCGATATAAGGCTATTCGTAACCCTAACGAAGATAAACGCATCCGACCCATCCGGCCTATATTTCCTAAACCCATTGCTTTCTAAGAATTGTTTGAACAAATGTGGAGCGATGCTGACGACGCCTCTGTCACTTCTGGTCCAGAACTCGGAAACACCCGAGTCTTCCTCGGCTGCTCGAATGACATTGTCGATAGCGGAATCTTCAACTCCAGCATCTCTAAGCTGAGTCCGCAGTTCTTTTTTTGGCACACCTCCTCTGATTTGTCTCTTGACATTGTCAATGGTGTCAGTGTCCTCAAAGCACTTTGTGTTAAACTTATCCGTTGCTCGGTACGCACTCTCAACAATGGTCTTGATCTCAGACGCAGGGAACCCGTCGTGCTGGTATCCAGCCATGACGAAGTGTGCCATGTCCTTGTTGACACCAAAGTCATTGAACGCTGCTGCAAGCTTGAACAGGTTGTTGTTGCGCTCACCGACCACGACGCCAAACTTCTTGTCCCACCAAAGGGTAAGACGCCTAACAATCTCGTTGCTGTCTTTAATCTTTATTATTGGCGCAGAAGACGAAACATCATACTGCTCGTACTCACGCTCAATGATGCCGGTCCATGTCAGGCTGTCCTCGTTGATGAAGATCATTGGGTCGTATGACTCATAGCACACACGGCTTATGTTCTTACAGCTCTTGTCGAAGTACTCAGAGTCGTAGTGATTCTGAAGTCCCTCAAAGTAGTCCCTGTGCTTATCAGGATCAGCCGGTATCTTGACCAGAACCTTTAGCCCGTTTCCACTGGGAGACGTAAACACACTAAACGTGTACTTGTCCTTCATTAGAACCTCACGCATGGAGCCCATCTCTGTGCGCCCTGGGAAGTTGTCAAAGTCAAGACAGATAAGACCACTATGTTTGACAAGGGCCTTGTCTTCTCTCTTGTTGAACTCACCGGAGAAACACACAGCAGGAAGCTGCTGCTTGATTAAGTTCCTCTTGGTCTTGTCCTTCTCTGCTCGGATCTTCGACACAACATCCTTCGACTTGCCGTCACGGATGCGATCCAATACGACCATCACGCTCCTAAAGAACGGGGTCTCTGTGTCTTTAATGTCTTTAAATATCGTTACGTTCATTTGGTTTGATTAAAAGGGGCCCCGAAAGGCCCCGTGTGAAACTTAGAATGGCATGTCGTCATCCAGCTGAGGCTGTGGCTTAGGCTTTGGCGCCTGCTGTTTGCTTTCAGCCTGCGTGATCTTGCCATCAGTCCAAACAACCTTGCCGCCACCTACATAGGACTTGGCTGACTTTTGGTCACGCTCCTCCTTTGTTTGTGAATGGTAGACGCTTGCGTTCTTTCCGTAGTCATTGGTCTCGTCGTTTACAGAGATAGTTAGGTCCAAATACTTGGCACCATTCTTACCTTCGACGATTCGTGATTTGTCGATCTTAGACAGATCGAGTGAAATTGTTACTAAACTTGACATATAAAATTAATTAAAGGGTTTCTTGAATAAAATACTGGGACAATTTTTCTGTGGCTCCTGGTGCAAAGAACTTGTTATACACCTCGATCGCCTTGTAGACCTTCTCACGCCCAGCGTCTAAGAAGGCCTCGCTGCATTCAAACAATCCGGTACGGCATGTCTTTTTCTCGATGACAATGAATATCAACGGAACACCGAACAGCTGATTGTATATCCACGCCTGTGAGTCGTAGTTGTACTTTCTAGCCGACCACTTGAAGTCGTCGATATTGCTCGTTGTCTTCAGGTCTACGATGTAGTCAGCGGTCAGCACGTCGGCCTTCCCTTTCCACATGGTGGACTTGATCTCACCGATAGCCGGCTCCTCGAACTTGGCACCCTCAGCGTACACCATATCAAAGAACTCGATGTTGCCTTGGATGGTGTCGACCATTCTGTCTAGGTCAGCTCTCTCGCTTTCCAACAGCAGGATGTCTCCACCGGCAGCCTCTTTGTACTTGTTGGTTGTACGTGTTGATGCGTCAACGAATTGAAAGTTCACAAGCTTCTCGGGCTCCAGCAGAGCCGTATGGAAGTATGAGCCCTCCACCATCGGAACGGTTTTGGGCTTGTCCTTCCTGAACGTGAACGGATCTTTTAATAGAGAACCAATGTCAGAGTTGGATAAGTACTTCTTGCCTTCTTCTCCGTAGTAGTTCTCATCGGACCTAAGCAAGTTGATGGTACTCATTGTAAATCTCTGCGTTGGTCTTGATGTCTAACTTTCCTTTCTTGGCCTCGATCGCCTCTAGGACCTTCTCCCATGTCTCGCCACGCTTCTTGGCAGCTGTCATGAACTTGGTCAATGCCTTTCGGTCAATGGCTCCGGCCTTGTCCTTGTCTTCTTGAGTGGCGGCTCTGAACCCGTCTTTCTTCATTTGCTCAGCGGCAGACTCAGCGGCAGACTCAGGCATGTCCTCTCCGGCATAGATGTACAGACCAAGTCCGTGCATGGCGATGGCCTTGGTGGCTGATCGTTGGATAGCCTTGTTTACATCAAATGATGTAACACGCTCCAATGGAATAGCGTTGTTTCGCATGTCCATGATCGGCAGGTAGTCGATGTGCTCTAGGCCATCGATCTCAACACCAACCTTCACCCAGCATGTCTTGCCGTCGGTGAAGTAGTTCTGGCCAGTTGGATCCTCGTACACCTTGCGCTGTACGTTTGGAAAGTGTTTCTTGACCTCTGCCCAGGCATATGCCCAAGACAGATAGGTTTGGTTTCCTTTTTTCTCGGTCTTATCATTTACATTGATAGACGATAGGGTTGAATAGGTTTGATTTTGCATGGTTATTCGAATGAATTAATTAGTTGATTAAGATACCACTGAGCTTTCTTTAGATCCTCTTGTGGCTTTAGTTTGTCGTTGTACCTCCAAATGTACTTTTGGATGTTGCCTTTCAAGTACCCTCGGTACTCCCATATTGACATGGAGGCTTTGATGGCGTCAATACACTCAATGTCTCCTTGGGTGTAATGACTAGGGTGGTTTACGTTATCGTTCATTTTAATTATAGTTGATTGTGCATGGTTGGAAGTAGTCCACGATGGCATCATGATCGATGTCAAAGATGTCTGCTTGAACATGTCCTTCATCTGTCTCGGTGTGAGCGAACATGACCTTGACGGAGTCGCTATCGATCGATACGTGATGGCAGTAGATGAATCTCTTTTCATGTTCAATGTACAAAAATACCCCTGCCTTGAGGTCCAAAGCAAGTGAAGTTGTCAACAAGTTATCAATCATGGTACATTAAAGGTACTATCTTTTTGGGATATATCCTTCAATTCTGTACAATGAGTCGATAACTACAGTGTCTCCAACGCTCATGCGCTCAGGCAGCCTCATCCGGCCAGTCTGGCCAGTGGCTGAGTCCTTGAATGCGTACTGGTAACCGCCGATCTCCATGGCGAATACCGATAAAATTACTAGTGTTTTCATTTTGGTATTGTTATTAGTTATTAAAAGTTCCTGTCTCACCATCAATATGTGGATCTGCCGAATACCCGTCATAAGTTCCGTCAGGGTTAAAGTAGTGATACACGCCAGCTGAATCCCTTAGTATCAAAGCATAAATCTCTGATTTTGCTGAACTCCACACTATGGGTAGGGTTATTTTCACCTCATCCAGTCGTATGTTGGATGTTCTTTCTTGGTCTTTCATTTCTCTTTTGTGTATTTATGTCTATCTCCTTTAAGTACATTCTCTGATTGACTAATGCGCTGAAGATTATCTAATCTATTGTTTAATACATCTCCATCTATGTGGTCAATGACATTAAATCTACACCCGTCAGGCTCAGTTCCGTTAAATGAATTAAATACAGCGGTATGTACATAGATGGTTGACTTAACATCGTTTTCGCTTATTGTAAAGAGTTTGTACCCGTGTTTATTGGTAGCCGTATTCAACACCTTACCCTTTTGTTTCATCTTCCCGTATCTGGAATGTGGCACAACTCTTTCAACGCTTCTAACATTTCCTGCGTCACTCACCTCGTAGTAGTCTGAGCAATATAGTTTAGTCCAGTTCTCCATTTCATTTAGTGTTAAAGGTTTCGTTGTAGTATCGTTGTGAGCCAATTACATATTCATCTTGAATACCAAATATATAAGCATCCATAATAACCTCTTTCTCTTTCTCAAGCATTGCTTCAATCTTTTCTTCAATCATTCTTGGCGTGTCTAAATCCATTGGTAGGGTTTCTCTAACCCACTCCAACATTTCTTGCATTGGTGTCTGTTTCATTATCTTTTATTGTGGTTTAATTTAGTAGTAAAGGTATGAGTCGAACATACATCTCCAGACTACAAGTCAGGGCTCTACCATTGAGCTACTTTACTATGTTGCAAGGCTCCCACCATCTATTGTGGTTGAATTGTTGTTTATTCCCGTTCGGTATAATCTGCGCCTATTTCTAATCATTTGCGCCCGTTTATTCCCGTTCGGTATGATTTGCCAAAACTATATGTTTTTAGGTACATTTGGAAACTTATAAGTTTGATTATACTCGTTTGCATATAGTCTATTTGGTTTAAAATTGTGCCGTATTTTGCACTATTGGTATAAATTCTAGCGTAATTCGGAACTTGTCCCAATTATTGTGCATTATGTGACACTATTTGCTGTAATGTTGCTTTTATCGGTCATAAACGCATACTTTTAGGACTATAATAACACATTATGGCTCAAAAGTGAGCTATAAATGACCGATATATGGCCCAGAAATTGACGGAATTTAGCTAAATAGCGTCAGTATACTGACGGAATTCATGCTTTACTCTGATCCCCCATGGTCTGAATGGATAGTAAGCGTCCCAAAACTGGCCATACGCATCTTGGTAGATGTATATGGCCTGCTTCTCTTGATCGTCCCATACCCCGAAGCATACTTCTCGCATGGTTAGTCTGCTAATTATCTTCTTCATCATTCTCACCAATCTCATCGTACATGTCTTCAGCCTGATCAATGAGTTTTTTGATCGTGTCAAATACATGCTCATCTAGATCAATAAAAGACAAAGACTCGGTCTTAATTGTGATTGATCCGCTTCCGTTAAACAAGATGGTCATTGGGTCCAATGACGCATCATACACAATGGCACTCAGTGACTCTTCTTCGTTGTCCCAAAACAATTCTGGGAGCTTTTCAAATTGATTTGTTTTCATTTCATTTTGTTTAAAACTTGATCTGTCTTTGGCATACTTTAACGCCGTCTCATACGTGGGGAATGTGGCCTCAACATTTTGGTTGACGTAGACCCTCCACAAAGGGATGCCGTTTACCTTGGCTTCTACAATTCTTACGCTTAGCATATGGTTTAACAAATTTAAAATCAGTGACATATGGCTACTCCACAACTTGTTCACAATCGATC